CTGATCGCCAGGTCGGCATTGTGCCATGAAGTTTTCCAACTGAGTCTGTTGTGGAATACGGGCACGATAGAAATGATATGAACCCACTTTCAGTCCATATCTATGAGCCAGGTCTATGTTTTGTTTATATTTACTGTCCACGTTGGTCCCTCCTTCCGTGGCTTTGAGATATACATAAGCCATTTTGGAGTTATCACCTACAGTTTCCCAGAACACATTGCCCTGATAGTGGCTCAGGTCGATGCCATGTACATGCTGACAGGTATCCTCGCATTGCACTTGCGCCTGGATGCCGAGGGACATGATTGTTGTTATGATTACTATAAAAATACGCTTCATACATGCAAAGTTACGAAAAACGTCTGATATATGAGTCAGGCGTGCGCTTTTTTTATATAAATTTTATATTTTATTCTTCGATTTCAGAGAGTGATCTAAAGAAACCGTTGAGGAAGTTGCTGGCAGATTCTATTGGTGCATATCCGAAGAATCTCATACTTCGGCTCAGGTTCTTGCGCATGGACCCGCCTGTAGTATGCACGAATCCTACCTGTGATTGCTGGAACTTGATGTCTTCCATGTCCTTGATGTTGTAGTATAGTGAGCGAAGGGTCAATTTATAGGCTCCTCTCTCTACCAACTTGACAAACGGGATTTCATCCTGTTCAAAGTTGAAGAAGGTGATGAGCACGCTTCCTTCCAGTTGAGCCATTCTCTGCAGATGCAGTTTGGTGAGCCAATTGTCGAGTTTTACGAAATCCACCTTGTCTCCTCTGGTGCGCAGATACTGTCCCAGTTGGATGATGCCTCTGATGCTGATGCCGCCAGAAAGCATGGCATTGGCATTGCTCACAATCAGTCGGAGCAGATAGACAGTTTCCATGGACGTATCAATGACGTGCGGTTCCTCTTTCTGAATTTTGTTCAAACGTCTGTTGAGAAAACTGTTGTGCATGAGCACTTCCCCTGAAGGCACGTTGTTCAGGTTTTTCATCATCTGCGCAATCTTCTTTTTCTTGAAGGTGGTCATCGCCTCCAGTTCCTCCTGCGTACCGAAGTTTTCCGAGCGCAATTTCGTGAAAAGATTTCTCTGTAAAAAGTCCATTTTGTCCTTTTGTTGTTTGTAAGTTACTGATAATCAGTTAACTATGATTTATCTTATTAGTAACGAGTAACAAAATAGCAACTTTGAATTATTAATCTTTGTAAACTCGTTTGCTATGCTTGGCACAAAGATACAAATTATACTTTGTTCACAATCAATCCGCAAAAAGACTTTAACTTAGATTAACACTAATACCTATTATATATCCATTGTATATCCAATAATACCTATTTTCGATTTCTCTTACATTCAACACTTTTTTGCATTTGGTAGTTTCAGAAATTGCTTCTATCTTTGCATCGTCAATGTTACGGTTGGCAGACTAAAGTAGTCCTCCTTTCAAGGCTTTTTTTTATTAAGCCTACAAGATATGAACCTCTGAGTCGTTGTCCGTAACCAACACTCGGGGGTTCTTTTTTATATCCCTGAGTTTAATGACAAGACAAGATGGAAGACTATGGGCTAAATACCTTCCGATTCATCAAGTCTATAAATTGCAAGGAAGAGTCATGGCAGAGCACAGGATTGATTGCAGAAGGTGCGACAAGGACTGAAAACTATATTTCAGAAAGCTGCAAAACCGATTCACGTATAGATTTGTGATAGGTCGATGGAAGGGGCGAATATACTGTCTCCACCCAAGTGAATCCTCCACCACAATGAAAGACTTGTGGGTAAGGGGGATTTTACTTCCCTCAGCTAACGTGCAACCTGTTCCTATTTTAAGCCTACGGAATATAAATTTAATAAATATTTTCGTTATGATAAATAATAATAAACCTAACGTGTACGTGCCTACACGTGAAGAGTTCGATGAGTTTTGCGCTCGTGAAATGAAGTTGAATGATAAGGAATGGATTGATGCCATTTGGAATCTTGCATCAAAAGTCGGATGGAGAAAGAAAAATGGCGAAGCTCCTAATCATTGGCACTCACTTGTATCTGCTTATAATGGTGTGTTGATTGCTAAAAGAGGGAAAAAACCTCGTTTACGAGTAACAAAAAAAGTTCCTCAGCATGAAAAGACAATCATCAACGAGATTGAAGAGGAGTTTCCTGACAATGGTCTTCATTATGTAGCATACACTGATGGCTCTTGTGACAACTTATCTCAAACTAAGGCTGGTGGTGCGGCATACATCATTCTCAAAGATGGGGAAATTTTAAAGATGAAGAATCATAGTCAACTGAATACCACAAACAACAGAATGGAGTTGCTGGCGATTATTAGTGCTGTGAACGCTTGTCCTGATGGTGCATACTTGGATATTTATACAGATAGCCAGTATTGTATCTTGGTGCTCTCCAAGTCATATAAGCCAAAGAAGAATCCTGACCTCTACGAGTTGTACAAGAAACGCTCTGCTCATTTGGCAGGAGTTCGTTTTCACTGGGTGAAAGGTCACAATGGTGACATATACAATGAAATGGTTGATAATTTGGCTTATGGCGCATACTGCGACATTTGTGACCAATATAACATCGAGAAATCGAAAAGACATTAAAATTTTGGCTTATGGAACTTGATATGTTGATTAGAAGTGCCCTGAGTGATGCCAAGTGGTTAATTGAGAAGGGCGGCACCGATAGAGCAGAAGTTCTGAATCGTGTGATGGGTAAGATTGATGATGCCATGAAGGAACTTGATGGGGCTGACCTCATTGACCTCAACAAGGTATGGCATCAGGCGAAGGATGTTATGCCGCCAAGCTTATATGGCGGTAATCATGCAGACTTTCTGTGTGTGCATCAGTTCAAACCAACCTCTCATCCTAGTCTTACTCATGAAGTGAACTGCCCAATTCTGGAAGAGTATTTTAAATCGAATCCGAATGACTGGTGGTGCAGAACTGGTGATTTGTTGAAGAAGGAACATCGTGAACTTTATTGGAGATAGATATATGAAGAAAATCAAATGGAACGTTTTGGCGTTTGTGAGTTGGGTACTCATTACGTTAATTGTGGTAAATGCCTGCTTAGAATCGGTTAACAAGGCTAATACGATAGAGAACATCATGGGTGTTCTTGGTCTTATTCTTTGGATATTGCTTTCTATTGCGACAAATTGTTTAATGTTTAAATATAACAAGAAAAATGAAAAGTAAGATTAATTCTTTGTGTTTGTTTTTGCTGCTCGGTGCGGCAATGTTTTCTATGACTTCTTGTAGCGAGCGTGTGGATGCTGGCTCTGAGGGTATCTTGGTGAACCTGTATGGTTCTGAAAAGGGTGTAGATGATGTGAGTCTCGTTACTGGTTGTGTTTGGTACAACCCATTCACTGAGGAGGTGTACGAGTACCCTACCTATGTCCAGACTATTGACTATCCTGCATTTACTATTAATGCTAAGGATGGTTCTGAGTTTACTGTTGACCCTACCGTATCGCTCAAAATGGTGGATGGCAACGCTCCAAAGGTATTTAAGAAATACCGCAAGGGACTGGGTGATATTGTGAATGGTGCTCTGTTTAATTACGTAAAGGATGCTTTCCGTATTCAGTTGAATAAGTACACAACCGACCAGATTGTAAGCAATCGTGATTTGGTTGAGAAAGCTATCGAAGCCCAACTAAGCAAGGCTCTTGCCAAGGAACATTTCCATTTGGAGCAGTTGACTTCTGGTCTGAAATATCCAACATCTATTGTTGAGGCGGTTAATCAGAAGAATAAGGCTATCCAGGAAGCTCAGAGAGCACTCAACGAAGTGTCAGTAAAGAAGGCGGAAGCAGAGAAGATGCTTGTGCAAGCTAAGGCTGAGCGTGAGGCGAATGAGTTGAAGACCGCTTCTCTTACTCCTGCTATCTTGCAGAAGATGTGGATTGAGAAGTGGGATGGCAAGTTGCCTGTATATGGCAATGTACCTCAGATGATGATGGTGAAGTAGGATGGTATCAGAATCAGCTAAATATTATCAGACTCACCCAGCAGCAAGGGCGAGAAAAGCGGCTTACGACACACGTTTCGAGTCTTCTCCTGCTCAGAAGGCTAAGCGTAGGGAACTGGCTCGGCACAATGCTGCTCACGATAAAAAGTATGGTGCAGATTCTCGCAAGGGAAAGGATGCTTCACATACCAAGTCGGGTATCAGGTACAAACCTTCATCTGTCAATCGTGGCTCTAAAACAGATATGGCTGGGGATAGAAGGGCAAGAGGGGGTCGCTGATAATGATAAAAAAGGGGAGTGCTCACGCATTCCCCTTTGTCGTCCTGATAATCTTTTAACCTTAATCAAAAACCTATAACTCGAAAAAACTTATGAAAACTTGTAAATTGTATTAAATAAACAACACTAACCTTCTTCTTCTGACATCTGTTTCAACTTCTCGGTGAGAGCATTGTGAACCTCACGCTTATCATCAAGAGTGACAGTTTGTAATTTAGGGCAGTTGAATTCCAGAACCTTGATGAATGATGTGACCTTATCCTTCGGTTCACATTTATTCCAAGCAATCAGGAAGTCTTCCCATGCTTCTCTTGTAAAGTCAGCACACAACTCACGAAACTCCTTTGTGATAGGAGACTCGTAGCCTTTCTGCTTTCCTCCAGTCTTTGCTCGACCTTTTTCAAACTGACCTTTAGTATTTCTGTCTGCTGCCATTGTCAAAACTATTTTGCTGCAAAGATAGCTATATCCTGATATGTGTAAACCTTATCCATTAACTTTGTGGAATTGCATATACCTTAATTAATAGATAAGGTTTCTATAATATAAGGTATGATTATCTTTGTATCATTATTAATAATTTTAATTTCATATATATGATTGGTACATTAATAGGTGCTGGGCTTGGGCTTGCAAGCAGTATCGCTGGCGGTATAGCTAACCGCAAGGCGAGGAAAAAACAGGAGCAGATGCTTGCCCAGCAACAGAGAGATAATCAGGCATGGTATGACAGGAAATATAATGAAGACCCTACCAAACGTGCCGATACAGTCAGGTTGCTCACTCAGATGCAGGAGCAGATTAAGAACAGAAACAGAGCAGCTAAGGGCAGACAAGCCGTAATGGGCGGTACGGAAGATTCCACTACTGCGGTGAAGGAGGCGAACAACAAGACTCTTGCTGATACGACCTCTCAGATTGTAGCTGCAAACGAAGCTCGCAAGGATGCTATCGAACAACAGTATCAACAGAATAAGCGTTCAATTCAGGGGCAACAGATGCAGATGGAAGCCGAGAAGTCTGCTGATACTGCTAACGTTGTAGCTGGTGTTGCTGGTACTGCTGCTAATATCGCTGCTTCGCTTGATAGTGGCAGTGGAAGCAGCAAAGCTCCTAAACGTCCTGACGTGGCATCGCCTACTGATACTGACATGGCTAACTTGGATGCCAAGGTGGGTGCGATTCCTAACCAGCATCAGGTAGCGAGTGACTTGAATGATATGGTTGGCGACAATGCGCCCAAAAAAATCAAAGCATAGCCTATGAAAGCGTCAGATATGTTACGTAACAACAATGGCTTGAAGACTACACAGAGTGTACTCAACAAGCAGCAGAGTGGTGCAGATGCTGCCCAAAAGGCGAGTCCTGAGCAGATGAATATGAACACCGCACAAGCTATGTTGCAAGGGAAAGGGGAACAACTTACTCCTCCCAAGAATGCGCACGAACAGGCTGCAAGGATGAACCAGCAGACTGCTGAGGGTATGCTTAATGGCTCTATTCCTACAGACAAGCCTTCCGTTCCTATCGTGAAGAAGGAGGAACAGAAACCTCAGCCTAAGCAGCTATCTTATGCAGATATGTATAAGATGCTGAATCCTGAGCGTGAGGAGACTGCTGAACAGAAGGCGAATAGAGAGAAGAAGGAACGCACGAAGGCTCGTATCGCTGCACTTGGTGATGGTCTCCGTGCGCTCTCTAATATCTACTTCTCTACCAAAGGTGCCAAGGTGGTACACAATCCTGAGTCGGATATGACTAAGGTAGTGAACAAGCGCAAGGAGTACATGGATGCTCAGAGAGAGAAGAATCGGGCGGCATGGCTGGCTGGTTATCAGAGGGCGATGGCTCTTGATGAGGAAGCTCGAAAGAACGACCTGACTCTTGCGGAACAAATCAGGTATCACGATATGATGAATGAAAATAATAAGACGAAGAACGACCAAGGACAGCAGAGAATTGACCAAGGTAACAGAAGACTTGACTTATCGAAGATGAAGTATCAGACTGATGCTGATTACAAGAAGGCAGTATTGGCTATCAAGAAGGCTCTGGCTGATGGTCAAATATCTCATTGGCAAGCGCAGGAGGCTATCCAGCGCATGAATGCTGAGACTGGTCGTATTCGTGCTAACAAGTCGTCGGGCGGTGGCAGTTCAAGGACTGGCTCCTACTCAGGAGAGGTAGATGAGTACATGGATTTGATGGAAAAAGACCCTGAGGGCATGGCTGAGGCTGCAAGGGAAGTAAAGAAGATGGGGTACTCACCGAAGACTGCTGCTGGAAAGAAGGCTCAGAAGATTGCTTATCAGCGTAAGCATGGTAAGGGTAAACAGAACCATAAGCCATCATCCAACAAAGGTGGTAAGAAGAAGACTGGTGTGAACTGGTAGTGTTAATTAATAATATACATATATCATGGCAGAAAGACCATTATACACTTTATACAAGAATCTGAAAGCACAGAACTATGATGTGCCTGATGATTACAATAAGTTTGAAAGTGCCCTGACCAGAGACGGAAAGAGCGGTGCAGATAACAGACACGCTATCTATGAGAACTTGAAGGCTCAGAACTTTGATGTTCCATCTACTTATGAGCGTTTCTACTCTGCACTCTTTGTGCCTCGTAGTAAGACTTCATCAAGGGCGAAAGGTGGTAGTGTTCCTATGAGTGCTGCTGACCGTGCTCGTTTTTCGGCTGGAGCAGCAGCTATCTCGGCAAGTGCAAAGCAGATAGCTAATAATGCTGGAAGGTACAACAGACTGAAACAACGCAAGCAGAAACAACAGAAAGATTTCGGTCGTGTGAACTTGGGTACACACCTGACTCCTTTCGGTGGTGATGCTAACAATGTAGTTAAAGATGAGTTCGCTTACAACCCTAAGACTGGCAAGGCTGGCGCATACGTAACATCTGACAATGAGAATGCTTACACACAGAGTGATGCAGAGCAGAAACAGGCTATTCTCGACCAGCAGGATGCCGCTTATCAGCAAGCGGTAGATACTGGCGAGATTCCATCTGTCTTCGATGTTCGTGACAAGAAAGGAAACTATGACTTGCAGGAGAATATCAACAAGAATGGAACCTACCTTACTGAGGAGGGTGCTCTGAAGCAGTTTGACAAGAAACTGGCTGATGCCTATGCTCGAAAGAAGGAGATTGAGGCTCTTATCGCTGAGGATAATCGTCAACACGGAAATCCTTTGCTCTCTTATAGTGCAAGTATCGGTGCAGGCAATGGAAGAACTGCTGAGCAGAGTGACTATAGAAATAAGTTGGCAACCTCTCTTTCTCTGGTTACTGAGCAGATTGGTGCGCTTGAAGCGGTGAAACAATATCCTACAAGTAGCTGGGGTGAGGATGTCTTGAAGGCTCTTGACAATACTGTCTTTACTGCAAAGACATGGGACTTCGGTCTGACTGACTTCGCTACCATGGGTCAGATGGAGCGTATCAAGACAAAGATGGATAACAAGATTCCTCTATCAGGTTCTGATAAGATGCTCATGAAGAGTAAACTGGGTGCGGATGCTGCTGCGGCTCTGGAAGACGAGAAGATGGGTAACATCTATCGCTGGACGAAGATTGCAGGTCAATCACTCCCATTCATGGCAGACTTCTTCCTGACCGGTGGATATGTCGGTGTATCTAAGGCTATAGGTCATGGTGCATTGAAGTTTGCTGCTAAGCGTGGTATGGGTAAGGTAAGTGCTGCTATCTTGAAGAACACTGGTATCGTGGCTGGCGATGTTACTGGCTCGTATGCGATGGCTGGAACAGAGCAAGCGTTGAAGACTGGAGCAGACATCATGCAGCGACATCTGGGTAATCTGTATCAGGATGAGAAGGGTGACTATAAGTTTGGTACTTTCGATGAGAACGGAAACCTCCTGCATGAGGGTGGCGAGTCTATGGGTACTGCACTCTATAAGGCTCTGACCTCTGCCATGGTGGAGAACTATACAGAGAAACTGTTTGGTCACAACTATGGTATCAAGAAGGGTGCTATCGCTGCGATGGAAAAGCATGGAATGGATGGGACTGCACAGTTCTTCAAGAATATCGGAAAGAGTGGATGGTACACCAATTCTAAGAAGTGGATGGAGAAGTTCGGTATCAATGGTTTCGGTGAGGAAGTGATGGAGGAGGAGATTGGTATTCCTCTTCACGCTTTGCTGGATGGAGATAATAATTTCTCCGACCTTGGTGATGCTAAACAACAACTCGACATTATCGGTGGCATGGCTATCTCTGTTGGTTCTATGTATGCGATGGGTGCTGGCTCCCGACCTGTAAAAGGTATCTACAATCGTGCTCAGTACTACCGATTCCGCAACAAGGTGAACGTGGCTGACATTGATGCTCAGAACCTGATTGGTGATAACTGGGCAGACATCAAGGACAAGATAGACAACGCAACCAACGAGCAGATGGGTGGTGTGCTCGCTGATATTCTCAGACAGAGAGATACCATGACCAAGGAGCAGATTAATGCTGCTGTTAACTATGGTGTCAACTTGATGAAGATGCGTGGCTACAATATTGCCAAGACTGCTGAAATGAATGCCAAGGAGATTACTAACGAGCCAACAACTCCTGAGGAACAGCATCAGGCAGATATTGACAACGCTTATTCTGAGGGGCATGATGCTAATGATGCAGACAAGCATGATATTCAGATACAGCAGGAAGACCAGATGAAAACTCTTGCAGCAGCCTTGGGTATCTCTGAGCAGCAGCTATCTGCCATGAGTGATGAGGAACTGGAATCCCTGACGGGGCAGGATGATAAACTTGACCAAGCTATCTATGATTATCAGTTGTCTTCCGCTCGCTATCAAGGTGTGGTTGATGATGCGCAAGATAAGGTTGACCTCGCTGCACATCAGGCAGAACAGAGAGTGGATATGTTCACAGACCAAAATCGTGGCTCTGTCCGTAACGCTACCATCAAAGCTTCAGGCGGCTTGGAAGACTATGGTGTGTATATTATCAGCGGTAATATTGCTACTCATGATGATGGTTCTATTGATGTAAGTAATAGCGATGATATGATTCTATACTATGACCCGACAACGAATAGTGTAGAACATGCAGATGCGTTGATGTTCGCTGAACTGGGTGAAGAACTTCCTGCTGATGATGTGAAGGCTCAGGCGGTAGCTGATGCAAAAGAAAATGCTATCAAGGAGATTGCTGGTATCATTGATGGAACCGTTGAAGTTGGCTCCCAGTTCAATGTGACTGATACTGATGGTACTGAACATACCTATGAGGTGTTGGCTGATTATGGTGATGGTACTGCTGCTATCTCTATAGATGGTAACGTGGTGGAGAATCCTTATTCGCTTGCAGACTTGCAGCAGATGAAAGACTTGGAAGACCAGAAGAGACTGGAAGCTGCTAAGGCTCAGCGTGAGCAGTTGGAGAAGGAACGTGCAGACCAACAGACTCAGGAGACAGAAGAGACTCAACCTTCATTTGATTTCAATCAAATACTTAATGATAATGGAAACGTGGTGCTCGTTGATGTACTTGATGAGGATGGTAACACTAAATACCCTGACTCCAAGTTGTTCCTTATTCGTGATACTGGTGCTAAGGCTAAGGTAGTTGAGTTGAAGAGTGATGGTATTATTGTTCCTCATGCTGTGAACAAAGAAGATGTGGCTACAATCTCTTCTATGTCGCTCGATGAGTATAAGCAAGCATTTTCCTCAATGATAGAGGATAATAGTGGAGAGAATAGAGGTGAGATAGAGGTGGAGACTCCTACAATAGAGGGCGAGACCGCTGCTTCTGCTGATGAGACTGCCACTCCTGAATCTGCCGAGGACTCTGCAACCGAACAGACTCCTGCCATTACCCTTGAAGATGGAACTATCGTGCCTATGCTGGAGGATGGCAATCCTGACTTCTCGAAGCTGACTGCCGCACAGACTGCTGAGCTATATGATAATCAGTTTGGTGAGGATGCAGATAGTATCGTGTCTGGATATGTATCTGACGCTAAGAAGGCACTCGACAAGGCTAACAACATGACCGTGAAGGGTAAGACTTTCGTGGAACAGAAGGCTTCCAAGGATGCTAAGGAGAAGGCTATTGCTGATGCTCAGGCGGCTTATGACTCTGCTATCGCTATCCGTGATGCCTATAATGAGCGACAACTTGCCAAGGTGGAAGATACTGCTGAGGGTAGAAAGAAACTCATTGAGAAGGCAAGAAGAAAGTTCGCTCGCTTGAAGAGTGCGGTGAAGGATGATGCAGAGGCTGTTGCTCAAATCTATAAGGAGACGGTTGGCTCTCTCCTTCATCGTCTGTATGATGGTACTGGCATTGATGTGACAGATACCATTCCGCTTACTGCTGAGGAGTATGTGGCTAGCAACCTCGGTGCTCACTCTCTCAACTATGAGGGAACAGAAACAAGCAAGGGTGTTAAGCAAGAGACTGGATTGAGCAGAGAAGACTTTGCCAAGACCCAGTTGCTCGCTGCTGATGGCAAAGGAACGACTATAGATGCGCTCGTACATAGTCTGTGGGATAATCGTCCATCCAACCTTGAATCTCTCGATACACAAGATATTCGTAATGCTCTTATTGATGTGCTCACAAGCGGTTTCAAGGCTTCGGAAGCAAGAAGTTATATTGAGAATATTCGTATTGCTCAGGCTGAAAAACTTCTCGAAGAGCAGGAACTTGCTGCTGAGAATGCTGCATACGCTGAGCAACAGAAGGCTAAGGAGGAGGAAGAGAAGAAAAAGGCTGACGAGGAGAATGAGAAGATAAATGAGCAGACAAATGAGAATATAAATGCTCCTGAACATTCCCATGAACAACAAAAAGCTATGGAAGAGGGCGAGAAGTTAGGTTTCCCTGCTATTGACAAGGAAGGCGAACCTATCAATGAATATGTCATAGAACTTGCTAACTGGGCAAAGGAGCAAGGCTTGGAGATAGACCCTACATCTAAGTTAAATAGCTACGCTGATTTGTTTTTGATGTGCAAAGATGGCTTTGGTGTTAGCACTCTTGTTCCTGATGAGGGCGAGAATATTAATCAGGTAGTTTATTTCCCTGACAACGTGCAAGACTTTGACCAACTTTGGAAACTGCAAGAGGAGTTCAATGCAGGACGTGACCTTAAACACTCTTCTAATATAGATAGCGAAATCACAGAAGGTGCAACGTTCTATGATGCCGATACTGCTAGAGAGTTCAAAGAGTTTGTTGACAAGAAGGTTGAGGAACAGAATAAGGTGTTCGGTGAGCAGAGACCTGAGGAAGACCTTCCTTTCTCTGCTAAGGAGAACGGCGAACAACAGACAACATCTGAGCGTGCTGCTGACGTGGAGAAGAACAAGGTGGATGATATGAAGGTCGTTGACAACATCGTTGGCGAGAAGACTCGCAAGGCTTTCGAGAGGTTAGCTAAGATGATGGGTGCCAACATTCAGTGGCAGTACTCTGACAAGTTGGGTAACGGCTGGATTCAGGAGACTACGGATGCTGATGGCAACGTGCATCGTACCATCTTCATCACTCTTGACTCTTCTATCACGGAAGGTGCTCAGTTTATCTTCGGTCACGAAATGACTCACCAAATCAAGAACCTGAACCCTGCTGCATACAATGAGTTGACTCAGCTTGTGCTTGATACCTATGGCTCTGATGCCTTCGATAAGGCGGTAGATGAGACCATGCAGAGATATTCTGATGCTGGATTCTCTGGACGTAATAGAGATTACTATGCTGAGGAGGTTGTTGCTGATTCGGTAGGTGAAATGATTCGTGACCTCAACTTGGCTCACACTCTCGCCATGAAGATGTCTCATCCTCTGCTCGCTGCTATCCATGAGATATTGCAGAAGATTAAGTTGGCATTCTTTGGTACAGAGTATAGCGATGTGACTAAGAACATCATCCGTTCCATTGAACAAGCTTACGTGAAGACTGCCAATAGGGAAGCCGTTGATGCTGCCACTCAGGAAGGTGAGGACGGACAGAGATTGTCTTTGCGTACAAAGCCTGAGCCAAAGAAGACTCAGAAGGTGTACAAACTGATGAGACTTGGAGAAGACGGAAAGCTATATCCTCTCTTCATCGGAAGTGGTGAAGCTATTGAACTCGGCAAATGGTATGATGCAGACTCTCCTAAGTTGCAAGACTTGACTAGTCTATCATCGAAAGATTATGTCGGTACAAGAACTGCCAAGAAGGATGGTGCATCCGTGAAGGAAGAGTATCATTATGGTGCATATATCGTCAACAATAAGACTGGAGAAGCGATGTCGCTGGCAGACTTTAAGGCTAAGTATAGCAAGCAGTTTGCTAGAATGGGCAACAATCCAAACAAAAAGGCGGTAGATTGGGCTACAGACAATGGCTACAGATGGATAAAGATTGAGGAAAAGAATCAGGGGCAGAGTAGATATGGCGGTGAAGCTCGCAGCTACTATAACTATGGCATTAATGGCTCTGGCTCTGTTTCCATCTTCGCTATGAGACCAGGCTGGCACGCTGGCTCCCTTCCTACCATGAGACAGATAGGCAAGGGTAGTGCCAAGAATCTTCGTGACGATACATTTGTATGGGTGGAAGGTGAAATCCCTGCTGAGATAGATTATAATGAGGAGGCACAGAAGAATGCTGACAAGGATATTCCTGACCACATTCCAACTGATGGCTACTATCTTAAAGCTACAAATGCCAACAAGGAAGCATCACAAGCGGATAAGGTTGGATGGTATGTGGCTGGTGCTTTCAGGGCAAACCGCATCATGTCCGATAAGGAGACCAGAGATATTATTGATGAGTGGAATGCTGCTCATCCTGATGATAATGTGGAGTATGATTGGAAACGAGAGAGTGGCAAGGATTTCAATGCAGAAACAATGAGTCTGGAGGACACTCCTAAGTTCTCGTTGAAGGTGTATCATGGTAGCGGTGCTGACTTCACTGAGTTTGACTTCGACCACATGGGCGAGGGTGCTGGCTCCCAAGTATTCGGTTGGGGTGGCTATGTAACATCTTCTGAGGAGATTGGAAAGAGTTATGCTGGTTTGGCTATTAAAAAGAAATTCCCAAGCGAATACGACACACTTCAGAAACAATATACGTTAAGTTATGTTCAGATATTTATTGTAGAAGGTTCTGATAAAAATGAAGCTATCCAAAAAGTTAAAGGTATCTATAATAAGTCTTTGGATAAAATAGAACATGAGCATCCTGAAAATAATTATGCTATCTCTAATTTGAAAGAGAGAATAGAAACATTAGACGAAATGGAAAAAGGAAAACTTCCTATTCCTGCAATGTCTCTCTATGAGGTGGATATTCCTGATGATAATGGCACCAACTATCTGGAATGGGAAAATACTTTGAATGAGCAACAGATAAATGCTATTCGTGATGCTTTGATTAAGAAGGGTGTTGATGTTTCATCTTGGGAGAAGAGAGGTTTCAAACTGGATTTACCTTTTAAAAATGTATATGCAGCGGTTCTTCCAATGATGATGCGTTGCGAGCCAAAGGAAGTGAGCAAGTTCCTCTCTTCGCTCGGATATACTGGTATTAAATATCTTGCTGGTACTATCCAAGGTGGTGCAGAGGAAGGAGATACCAACTATGTTATCTTCAAGTCTGAGGATATGAGAATCACAGAGCATACCAAGTTCTCTATCAAGACCTATCACGGCTCCCAAGCATCATTCGACCACTTCGACCACTCCTTCATGGGTAGTGGTGAGGGTGCTCAGGCTTATGGTTGGGGAACCTATGTGAGCGAGGTGGAAGGTATCGCCAAGGCTTATGCTAAGCAGAATGCAGCCAAGCATGGAATGCCAAGAGAGTATAAGATTGCTCAGACTCGCCTTAATCATGCCAAGTTTGAATACGATAAGGTACAACGTCGCTATGATAATAGTAAGGCTTACATTGACAGCCTTAAAGAAGATTTGAAGAATTACAGAGAGTCTATGGCAAGAAGAAAAGAAAAGGTTGCATATTTCGCACAAAACAATATGCCTGAAACTGTTGATAAGTTGCTCAAACAGATAAAGAGAGCAGAAGATACCATTAAGGTTACAGAGAACGACATCAATATGCGAACTAATGACCTCGAAGGATGGAAACCAAAACTGGAAGAGGTAAAGAAGAAGTATGAGGAAGAGCAGAAGAAGTTTGATGCTATTCCAAAACCTCAGATTGAGCGCAACCTTTACTCTGTAGATATTCCTGATGATACAGGTGAAAACTATCTCGGATGGGATGAAAAAATGACTCATAGAATGCGTGATATTAGGAAAGAAATTCTTGAAGACAATGGTTATAAACTTGTCGATTCCGATGATATGCGTGACTATTTCGAGGATAGAGACGGAAAGGAATACGAATTGTTCAAGGAGCAGTATAAGACTGGCGGCACTTTTTATGAAGAGTTGGCTCAGTTACTACACTCACAGAAACTTGCATCACTCGCATTGAAGGAGTATGGTTTTGATGGTGTTAAGGTTATTGCAGACCGCACTACTGGCGGTAACAAGGAAGGCAAGATGAACTATGTTATCTTTGACGAGAACAATGCAAAGATTACTAATCACACCAAGTTCTCTCTCCGTTTGAAATCAGCTATTGAAGAAACAGAAACCAATCCGTCTGACGCACAGAAAGAGAGTGGCAACTACAAGAAGGGACACATCAAGTTCGGTGGCTACGATTATACTATAGAGAATCCGAAGGGTTTGACTCGCTCAGGCAAGGATGCTAATGGCAAAGAGTGGAAAGTAACTATGCACGATACCTATGGCTATATCCGTGGTAAGTTCGGTAAGGATGGCGACCATCTGGATATGTTCATCAACGACAAGGCAGACCTTGATAATTGGAATGGTGATGTGTTTGTTGTTGACCAAGTGAATCCTGATGGCTCGTTTGACGAGCATAAGGTGATGTATGGCTATGACTCCATGAATGATGCAGAAAAGGCTTATCTCGCTAACCATAGCAAGGGATGGCAAGGTCTTGGCAATATCACTGGAGCAAGCAAGGCTGAGTTCGACAAGTGGCTTGATACGAGCAATCGTAAGCTAAAGCCGTTTGCTGACTATGCAAAGGTGAAGTTTTCTCAGGCGCAGTCTGTTTCTGAACCTCGTTACTCGTTGAAGGACATAAAGCCTATTGGTGTTGGTGCTTTTGGAAACATATACAATCAGTTCCGTGGTAAATCTAAAGCAGCTATAGAGTTCTTGAAGAAACTTGGTAGCGGTGAGGCAACTGCTGCATTACATCATCATACTATTGGTGATATATCTTTGGTATGGGGAGATAAAAAGACTGGTCTTGATAAGATTCTGAGAAAGCATTCTGAGGTCGTTGACAATTTGCAGTCTATCATAGATAGTATGGAGGTTGTTCAGGAAAGCGACAATCGCATCAAGTTGGAATCACCTACACATTTTGCTGTTGTAAGTAAGGAGTATAAGGGTGAACCAAGAGAACAATGGTTATTGACTGCATACGAAAAAAGAGAATCCTTGGAAAATGACAAGAGTATGGACACTGCCACTTCTTCGTTGGGAGGTGACACAGCTCTCTCCCAATCCAAGGGTTCTGCTGCAAAGATAAACAATTCTTCTGAAACTTCCAAGGAAAATGGCGAAAAGTTTTCATTGAAGGACGAAAAAACCATGTTTGGTATGCACAACATCAGTCTTGATAAGCTTCGCAAGGCTATCAAGCAAGGTGGCTTTGCCGCACCTTCCATGGGTGTGATTGACTCAAAGAATGGAATATATTCTGGCTATGGAGAGATTACATTGATACCGAAGGCAGAAAAAATTGCCAAGAGAACAGGCAAGAATATCGGCACTTATGCCGCAGATGCCTGGACTCCTATTTATCCTCCAGTAGAAAAGAAGTTTGGTGGCAATGGTGGTGATGTCGCTTACGACGACATAGAATCCGTTCCAAAGGAAATGCAACGTCTCACAAGAAATGCCATCAATAGCTTCATGGATGGTCGTGAAGCAAACGGATTGGCTTATCTTTACTTGCAAGAGAAAGGAAAAGCTCCTGAGTTGGTTCATGTTGAAGGCAAATATCCAAAGGAACTTCATGATGAGGTGAAGGGTATCTTGGGAAAATTAAATGGTATCTATAATACTACGGATGAGCAAAAGGAGAAACTCCTTGACTTGTTTATTCGTGAGGTGTATGATGGCAATAAGGAAGAGTTTGACAATGACATCAAGAAATTCATTAAGAAAGACGAGGAGCTTATCAAGAAAAGACCAAACTCTAATATTGCCAAGAACAAACAACTTGATGTTGATTGGATGAAGGAACATGGCTATGACTATGGGGCTTTGTCTCGTTTCGTTGATGGCATACTGCGTGATGCGGAGACTTCTGGTAAGGTGGATGAGAATGCAACGATGAAAGCTGCACAACAATACATTCAGGACAAAGGCATGAAGGAAGACTTCGATTCATGGAAAGAAAAACTCAATGACCGCTATAATGTGGAGGAGGTTATCTTTGCAGGATATAAGCCAGATGGCAATCGTAAGTATCTGCCTAACACTGTGGAGAATGCCGTGAAGGTAATGAAACAAGATGGCAAGAATGCTTCCGTTGGTTCGGCTTCTTTCAGTCATTTCGTAGCATCCATATTGAAACCTATGGGGACTCTTGACCAAATCCGCAAGAAGAAGGGCAATTTGACTGGCAACTATGAAGATGTTGAGAAGTTTCAAGAAAAATGGCAACCAGTCTATGATGAGTTGGCTGATAAGATGCAACCTGATGCAGAACCATTTGAAAGCTATGGCATGGACAGATTGGAAGAGGTTGCCACACAGAAGAATCCAAAGAAATATGCCAAGGAAGAGTATGGTGTGGACTTGACAGACGAGGACATCAACAAATTGAATGAACTTATTGAAGCTGTCAAGAATGATAAGCCTTCTATTTACTTTGAGACCAAGTTTATGCGTCCTTATGGTCTTGACGAGTTTGAGAAGGCTATTGTTCCAAACGATACTCCAAGCGATGTGGTAGATGCCTTGAAGATGGCTGGCATTGATGTGAGCAGCTATGAGCGTGGAAATGCAGAGGACAGACAGAAGGTTACTATGGATGCTATCAATAGCAGCGACAATATTCGTTTCTCTCTGAAATCAATGATGGCGAAACCTGAGGGGTGGAAACAAGCCAACAAGAAGGCTATACATATTGCTGAAGCTATTGAGCGTGACCCTAAGTTTTCTTTGAAAAACCTTGATGGCACTCTCATTAAGGCAGGAACCTACTTTAGCGGTGGCGGTCTTGTTGAGGAAGGCTTGAAGGGCATCATCGACCCAGTGGTGGCAGTGGAGTATGACGAGAAGATAAGCGGTGTATATCGCAATAACTTCGGGCAGCACATTGTTACTGCTGATGTTCGTGATGTTGACCCTAAGGAGTTGGTGAAGCAGATAGATGGCGAGGTAGAGTACTTCCATGCCAGCCCAGTCTGCAAGAACTACTCTCAGGCGAAGAGTAACCATGCAGAGGTGGAACTTGACAAGGAGACTGCTGCAAGTACTGCCGAGTTCATCAACGCTATAAAACCAAAGGTGGTGACCATTGAAAACGTGAAGGGTTATAAGGATTCTGATGCAATGAAGACTATCACCGATGCGCTGGATGCCAACGGCTATACTTGGGATGCAGATGTCTATAACGCTGCTGATTATGGCGGCTACACCAACCGAGAGAGATTGATTGTCCGTGCGGTTCGTGATGGTAAACTTCCTGACAAGCCTAAGAAGATGGCATACAAGAGCGGATGGTATGAAGCTGTGGCTGATATTATCCCGACCCTGACCGAGAAGAAGAATGGTGTGGCTCCTTGGATGGATATTCGCTTGAAGGCTGATGGTATTGACTGGAGAAACATTGACAAGCCATTGTATGTGATGGGTAGTGCTTATGCTGATGGCAAGATTCCTCATGCTTTTGCTGACGAACTCCTGCCAACACTCAGAACCAAGAGTGGTGATGTGATTGTTATGCCTGATGGTAAGGTATATCGTGCTATGGGCAGAGTACTCGCAAGAGTATCAGGAGTGAGCGATGATTACAAGATGCCGTTCTCTGAGAACCTGAGCCATACCATCATCGGCAACGGAATCCCTACCCAGTTGACCGAGCATGTGATTGCTCCACTGCTTACTGGTTCTGACACTAAGTTTAGCATCCGCACCTATCATGGTACTGGTGCTAGCTTTGATAAGTTCGATTTCAGCCACATGGGTGAAGGCGAAGGTTCACAAGCGTTTGGCTGGGGTGGTTATGTTACTAACTCTAAGGATATTGCTGAGGACTACACAAGACGTGCCAAGATAAGGAAAGATAATGGCGGTTTTGAATTTGTGACAGATATGTCTGCCAATAACAAAGATATGGTAAGACAATATATCTATAAATATAAAGATGTAAACAAGGGATTGGATGCTATGAGAAAAGACCTTCCTTCTGCTCTAGAAATGTTCCCTGATGATGATGATTTAAAGGAACTTAGCAATATTCTTGCAAAGAAGAATGAGGAAATAGCTGTTCCTGATAATATTGCTTATCTTTATGATGTGGATATTCCTGATGATAATGGAGATTATCTTGATTGGGATGCTCCTTTGACAGATAAACAGAAGAATACAATCATTAAAGAATTAAGGCGATTAAAAATAGATTTTGACGACTTTAAAAAGCGTGGTTTTTCTTTTGATGGTTCATTTGGCGGTAATGCCTATGATTTTCTAATGTATGCTTTAAGAAGAACAAAAAAGTGGAAAGATGTAGATGCTAGTCGTGCAGTTAGTAAGTTCCTGTCTTCTATTGGCTTCACTGGTATCAAGTATAAGGCTGGTACTATATTTGGCGGTGCTAAGGAAGGCGATTACAACTACGTGATATTCGATGAGGATAATGCCAATATCGTGGGTAATACCAGATTCTCTTTGCGCTACGACCAGTTTGAGCATGACTTGAACCAGTGGAAGAAGGATAATAATCTGCCTAAGGATGCTCAGAGGCCAACCATCCCACAGCGCAACGCTGGTGAGAGTGCCGTTGACTTCCTGAGAAGAGTGGACGAGTACCGCAAACAGATGGCTCTTTGGAAGACCGCTCCAACTTACGAACAGCATCTTCTGAGTGATGATACTGCCCTTGGAGAGTTCAACCGAGAGTTGCAGCGTGGCTCTGTGCTCAAACGTATCGCCTTCCAAGATAGTATGCTGGCTATTCGTAAGGCTCAGGAAGCTATCATGAAGGAAGTGGGCGTTGACCGCCTGAACATGGCTGAGGATGCCTATACTGCCGAAAACCGCAGTCATGGCAAGGGAAAGAACGAGTTTGAGGAGTATAATAATGAGTTCTTGCAGCCACTGAGAAAGGCTTATCATCAGATGAAGAAGGTGCTGGGTGATAGCTATGATAATGTACGTATCTACATGCTGGCTAAGCATGGTTTGGAGCGTGATGCTCAGATGGCTTTCAAGAAGTCTTTGGAAGCTGACTATGAGGACGTGGCTCAGAGAAGTGCTGCATACAAGGCTTACAAGGGAGACATGAACCGAATGGGCAATGATAGCGGATTTGAACTTGGCTACATAGACTTCACTACTTGGAGACAGAGAGATAATGCACTCAGAGTGAAATACTCTCCATCCTATATGAACTATCGTTATGATAAGATGGGTATCGCCTACGATTACTCAGGCTTGTCTGCTCTATTTGATGGCTCAGACTTCGAGGAAGCTGCCCACAAACTGATAAAGGATATTGAGAGTAAGTATATAACCGAGACTCACAACCTCTGGGACGCAACGAATGCGGCTACCAAGAAGATTCTCCGTGATTGCTACAAGGCTGGCATGATGAGCAAAGATACTTATCAGTATGTGCGAGATATGTATAGCCATTATATTCCTCTCCGTGGCTGGGATGGCACTACTGCCGACCAAGTATGGGACTATATTGGTGGTGGCAAGGGTGCGTTCAATCAGACATTGAAGACGGCACATGGACGAACCTCTATCGCTGACGACCCTATCGCATACATCGAAAATATGGCAGAGAGTGGAATCCTGCTGAACAACAAGAACTGGGTGAAGCAGCACCTGATGCTCTTGGCTCAGAATCATCCAACTTCCCTGCTGACCCTGAGCAAGGCTTGGTATGTGAAGAGTACGGATGCCAACGGCAACGAGGAGTGGATTCCTGCTACACCTCAGATTACTTCTCAGATGGATAGCAATCAGGTGAAGGCTGCCATTGATGCTTTCGAAAAGAAGATGGAGCAGATGGCTCAGACTGGCGATGCTACTCAGAAGAGAGACGGATTGAACATAGCCTATCCTCAGACTCATAGCGAGGAGAGAGAACATGAAGTGCGAGTGATGAAGGATGGCGAGGAGTATGTTATCTATGTGAATGGTGACCCTCAGTTGGCTCAGGCGATGAACAATACCAGAGCACACCGAGTGAGAGAGATTCAGAGTGGCAAACTGGATAGGGCTGCTGCTTGGTTGGGAAGAAAGATGGCTGCTGCCTACACCAGTCTTTCACCTCTCTTCATCCCTTCCAACTACTTCCGAGACCTGACCATGACGCTGGCATCTACCGCTATTCGTGAGGATGCAAAGTACAACTATCTGCTCAGAAAAAATCTTATTACCTCTTGGAATCTCGGATTCATGCTGAAAAACTATCAGAACGGCAAGTTGAGAGATAAGGTAAGCAACGGAAACGCTACACCAAAGGAACAGATGTTCTATGACTTCATGATGAATGGTGGCGAGACTGGCTTTGTCTCTTCACTTGACGTGGAAGACTTGAAGAAGAAATTCAAGAATGACTTGAAGGATTTGGATAGATGGAAGGCGAACCCAGTAAAGGTTGGGCATACCATCATGGATGGCATTGAGTTCCTGAACAGAGCGATTGAGGATAGTAACCGATTTGCGGTTTACATGACCTCTATTCAGTATGGACGTTCCATTGATGAGGCGGTGAATGATGCCAAGGACGTGACCCTGAACTTCAACCGCAAGGGTACTGGTGAATATGGCTGGCAGATGATTAGAAATCTCTATCTCTTCATCAATCCAGCGGTACAGAGTTTGCAGACATTGGGTGCGCTTGTCAAGCATCATCCTTTCAAGTTTACGGCTGTTACTGCATCATGGTTGGCGAGTGGTGTGCTGGTTCCTATCGTAAACGCTGCCCTGATGAGTCTGTTGGGCGGTGATGATGATAAGGATAAGTACTGGCAGTTCACAAAGTGGGATAGACGAAACAACCTGATTATGTGGGTTCCGTTCACTCATGAGTATGTGAAGATTCCGCTTGCTCAGGAGTTCCGTGCCTTCTATGGAGTAGGCGATATGATTGCATCCAAGATGATGGGTGGCGAGTTGGCTGAGGAGAGTTGGAGTCAGTATGCAGAAGACTTGCTCGGTCAGGTAGTGGATATGCTTCCGCTCGACCCGACTGGATATGATGGCAATATTGCGGTCAGTCTGATGCCGAATGCTATTCGCCCAGTCTTTGAGTTGGCTTTCAATGTCGATTTCACTGGTAAGCCTATATTCAAGGACACTGAGTATAACAAGTATGACCCGAACTTCACTAAGGCATACGTGGGCACTCCAGATTGGTTGGTTCGTGCATCAAGGATGATGAACTCAATCGGAAACGACTATCCTGATGTGCAGCAGAACAAATGGGATGCTTTGGGTAACCCAAGATACAATCTGAACAACCCTGCTGTGGTTGACCATGTTTTGTCTTCTTATCTCGGTGGTGCTTACACCATGGGCAGTCAGGTACTCGGTGTTCTTACCAAGTCACTCAACGACCCGAAGGAAATCAAGGTGGCTGATATTCCATTATTCAGCAAGTTCGTCAGCAATCCTGATGATAGACCGGTTACAAAGAAACAAGGTGATGAGTTCTGGAATATGAAGGAGAACCACGACCGTGCAGCCAATACCCTGAGCAAGTTGAAGAAACAAGCTAAGGTGGATGGCGATTACTCTATGCTGGAACGTTTCTATGGCTCTGAGGAGTATAAGCAGTACAAGCAGGATGATGTGAAGGTGAAGAAGTATGAGGAAGACAAGAAGAAGGAACGTGCTGAGGAGAGTGGGGAGGAGTATAGACCTCACAAGTTGAATGCCGAGGATATATACAAGGCTCACGCTACTCCGAAGGATGATTTCGAGGACTTGAAGTTGAAACAACTCTACACTAAGTTGAACGGATTCAAGTCTGCCTACGACCTGTTGGTTGATACCGCTCCTAATCAGAGTGAGGGCTACTATAATACCCACAAGGCTGCCATTGATGCCATTGATGAGATTTCCCTTGATAAGCAGGAAATTTCCGAGTTGAAGAAAGGCTTCCTGGATGATGGCAAGGATGCCTACAACGCTGAGGACATGAAACAGATTCGTGAACTGAGAAAGAAGATTCTTTCCGTACTGGAGAAAGCCAACAAGGTGGTTGTGGCTAACCAGAAAGCGAATGCTAAGAAAAAATAAATATGGCTATCCCCTGAAAGTGTAAGGCTTTCGGGGGATATTTACTTTCATTCTGAAACTTTTTGTTTCTTTAATTTGAATAAAACTTTCAATCTGTTACTATTTGCGAAGTTTAATATTTAAAGTTTTACGTAAATCAATATATTTCATTTATTTTTATTATATTTGCCAAATATAAGAACGTTCATAAATTCTATAATTTGAAATTTCTCAATCAAAAATAAACTAAAAAATGAAGGCTTATGAAGCAAGATGATGATGACCAACGTGTCGAAAAATTGATAGGAGAGATAATTAAACTCTTCCCTGAACGTAGTAAAATAAAAACAGATTTACTCTACTTCAAGTATGCACCAATCTTGGTCATGCTTATCAGATGGTATGGTGTATTTCAATTCTATGACAACAAGATGGAGATTACCCTTTGGTATGAAGAGAACGAGGAACCCGTCTGGTTCTTCTATTTCATCACTTATATCCTTTACCCTATTTCCCTTTGGAAAGGGCAGGTGTTACACAGATTGTGTGTAGAATGGCGAATACCTATCTTGTATATTGCAGGAGTCAATGTGATACACATCATGTTCGGTTCTATTGTTGTCACAAACGATATGTATTATTGTGATATGTTCCTGATTACACTCATTTTAATTCTATATGCTTATGTCGCAATTAGTAAATTACAGAATCATAGAGGCAGGACTTCGTGCTCTTGCTGATAAAGCGCATGAATCAGCAGTAGCGCAAGAAGAAGGCAAACCAATACCTTGTGGTCTGTCAGAAGGGGACTTGGAACTGGTAGCACTTCTTACTGCCATGATGAATGATACGCAAGCCAATAAGGGTTGGTGTGCCCACGAAATGGGTAAGTCTATCTCGTCATTCGAGAAGTATGTTCACGATGGCAAGATACCAGAAGGCATCCATGACCAGTTTGGTCATGAGAAAAAATGGAATAAATCCCTTATCCGATTCTTTGCTAATAAGAAGGCTTTCTTCCGTAAGCAAGCAAAGAAGTACGGTATAACTATTTAGGAATAACAAAACTGATACATATAGGAGAAACTAAATAGCCTCTCCTATATTCTTATGACCTTTTCCGTAATCGCAAATCGCTGCTATTCAAACACTTAAACAACCTTTTACGAGTTTATCAATACCTATCCATATTATTCGTATCTTTGTGTCCGTAACGTTACAGAGTGAGTATCATTTTATGTTTAACAAAAGATTCAGGATAATATGGAAAGTAAAACGTATGTATTCGGAAATGAAGGCTCCACATCTAACAATGGGATGCTCGGTCTTCTTGCGCCTCTGCTCCAGAAGCAGGGTGTTGACCCAAATGTCCTCCTTGCCATGAAGGGTAACAATGGTTTCGGTGGCGAAGGTGGATGGTTCATGTGGGTAATCTTCCTTTTCTTCCTCATGGGCTGGGGAGGTAACGGCTGGGGTGGTTTCGGTAATAATGGTCGTGGAGGTCTCGCTAACGAGATTAACAATGACTATGGTCGTGGTCTCCTGATGGATGCCATCGGTGGCAACCGAAATGCGCTCAGCAATTTGGCTACCCAGTTGAACTGCACCGAAGGTCAGATTCAGAGTGCTATTTCTGCCTTGACCTCTCAGGTTCAGAATGTAGGTAATCAGGTAGGTATGAGCGGTATGCAGACTATCAACGCTTTGCAGCAGGGTAATATGCAGATTGCTCAGCAGATTGCAAACTGCTGCTGCGAGAACCGCTTGGCTATCTGTCAGCAGACTGGAACCTTGCAGAATGCCATCAACAGCGTGGCAGTAGGTCAGGAGCGTACAGCTTCCTCTCTCGCTTATGCTACTCAGCAGCAGACTTGTGACTTGCACAACGCTATCAAGGAAAGCACTCAGACTATCGTTGATGGTCAGAAGCAAGCCGAGATGCGTGAGATGCAGAACAAGATTGACTCTCTGCGTGAGGAGAACAGCACCTTCAAGTCTTCTGCAATGACCTCTCAGATTGTAGGTCAGGCGGTGGCTCCTATCAATGCGGTATTGGCTGGTTTGCAGAACGAGGTGGCTGGTATCAAGTGTAAGTTGCCTGAGACCGTGACTACTCCTTACAGTCCATTTACTGCGGTTCCTAACTGCGTGGCTTATCAGTATGGTTTGAACGCTGCTAACAATGCAGGGTTCTGGGGTTAATTGGAAAGGAGGCTGCTATGCTTTGGTTAAGACCATTTACATGGGTGAATCGTAACGGCTCGGCGGCTATCGCTTCTACTGGTGTAAAGGTGAACACTACCGATGTGGTGTTCACCTTCAAAAACCACGCTTTCGTGAATGCCAACTACAGGGGTACGATTTTCGTAAACCTGATGCAGGCTATTCCGACTGGAACGACTGGTACGCTGCCTATCCTTTTCGAAACCAACGGAGCGACACAAGCTGTGAGCAAGTTCAATGGCGCACCATTGACGGTTGCAGATGTGCCTGGTACTGGAGTAGTTCAACTCTGGTTTGAGAGAGACACTAACACCCTTCAACTTATGACGGGTATTGTTTAACAAGAATAGATAATAGGAGATTATATTATGTTTCAAGGTTTAAGAACTAATTCCTTATTTTATGTTCTCGACAAGGGCGAAAACCCGAATTTGCGAATCGGTCAGGTGGTTTCGGTAAGCAATCCTCAGACGAAATACCCTACCTTTAACAACGGCTTTACTCCTCAGCCTATGGAGACTGTGGTTGATGTGAAGGTGAAGCTGGGTGACGAGGAAGTGGATTTCAAGCAACTGCCAGCAAACGGACAGATAGCCAACGACAAGAACCTTGTGGTTAGCGACAATAAGGATGCCATGAGTGCAGAGGTGGATGCCATGCTGAGACAATCCAAGGCGATACTGGAGAGCGTAGATTACAACAAGAGGGTAGTAGAATCTTGTGAGGGAATGCTACAGCAACTCAACCCCCAGATAGCCAAGGAGAAGGAACAGACCGAGAAAATCAACAAACTGGAAGGTAAGGTTTCAGGCATTGAGGGCAAGATTGACAAGATGATGGGATGGCTCCAGCAGACCATGAGCAAGTAATCTCCTACCTATCTATTCACTTTAATATCTTATAGCTATGGTAATGATTGAGATTACAGAAGATAAGTTCGATGATTTGTATGACAACATCGAGTCTATGCTTGGTTTTGGCAGCAAGGCTATGTCTTGTCTGAAAAAGATGAAGCAGGAGCGTATGGGTGAACGTATGCCTGATTATCGTGACGATTGGAGAAGGGAGCGTGAGGAACGTGAAGAGCGTGAGGAACGTGAAGAGCGTGAGAACAGACGTAGATTCAACAACGTCAACGATGATTGGAACTACCCGAACCGCTATGGTGAAAGAGGTGGTGGCGGCTACAATGGTGGCGGTCGCTAATGTTTAACTTGGGAGTTTTGGTAGTGACATTTATGTCGGAACCAGACTCCCTTTAATATTCAGCAATATGGGAAAATGCAGAATGCCATTGGATATGTATGACATCAAGCCTGAGGCAATGGTTGCCTATCTCAGATACAATGGCTATCATTTCAGCAAGAAGATGTGTGAATGGGCAGTAAGCCTGATGTATAAGTACGACCCTTCCTCCAAGCGTGATTTAAGTATCTCGTTTTGGGATAAGGAGAAGGTGGATGCCCTTCTGCTTGGTCAGGGAGTAGAGGTAAAGAATAAGGCTGGCTACGACCATGTATATGTGGCGAATATGGCGAGGGCAGACTTCTATAAGTCTTCCATCAAGGATGAGGAGCAGTTGGCTCAGTTTATCAAGGATATGGTGGATGATGCCGACCAGAAGGATGGTTTCATCTTCAACAGATTCTATGCCGACTGCTGCCACAATGGAGTGCCTATCCCTTGGGAAGATGTGTTATGATGAGAAGAGTGATATACCTTCCGAAGTACGAATGGAGCATAGTATGTTTCATAGGTTATCAGCCGCCTGATGCCGATGAGATATGCCATGCTCTTTCTGATATTGGCTGCAACGGAAATCCGCTATCAGAGGCCTACGAGCATCTAATAAATGAAAGTACGGACAGAGGTCTTACCTATTCCAACCTATCAGAAAGAAGGAGTGTGCTTGCCATTGGGGAGTGTGAATCAGATGGCAGTATCATCAACACAATAGGTCATGAGCTTCTTCATGTGGTATCGCATATCTGTGAGCAGGACGGAATAGATATGCTGAGCGAAGAACCATGCTATATGATGGGTAGTTTGTGCGAGAAGTTCTTTAATGTTTCGAGGTTCAACGTTTAATATAATATAAAATTTTGTATTCTGGGTATCAACCTATTGATATTTTTGATACCTTTGTTGGCAAATTTTAAATTATTTAAACTATACGCTTATGAAAAAGTTAATCATGAAGGCTTCATTGGTTGCTGTTCTTGGTTTGAGCATGGCATCATGTAAAAGCTATTATTACCAAGTGTATGATGTGAGTTCAAACAACACTAAGATGCAAGACAACTCTCTTGTTTATGAGAACGAGGACTGCAAGGTGCTTTACAACTTATGGTCTAACAACGGAAAGCTAAGATTTGCCATCTTGAACAAGACCGACAAGGATATTTTTGTGAATATGGGGCAGAGCTTCTATGTAGTCAATGGTCAGGCTATTGATTACTACCAAGGAAGAACATACTCTAGCCAAAGTTTTGATGAGTTGACATTTGTCGGTTCTTCTGCCAATGGCAATGCCAGTGCAAAAGGATTTTGGGGCGATGGTATCTATTACGAGGATGCCAATGCTTTTGTTAGCGCAAAGGGAATCAAGACCGTAAGGGCTGTAGCTAATAGCGTAACGAGTAAAGAGAAAGAAATCATCTGCATTCCTGCCAAGTGCTACAAGGTGTTTAACTATTATCAGGTTAACCCAGAGTTAAAAAGAACTTGTGATAAATCAAAGGACTATCCTAACACAACTTATCAGGTAGAAACATATACTCAATCTTCTACCCCGATGAGTTTCAAGAATCGTATTGCTTACGGATTCACCAAGAACGAGGTTGCCGACAAGCATATAGACAATGACTTTTGGATAAGCGGCATCACTAACTATTCTCAAAAAGCAGCGACAGAGAACTATAAGGATAAGACTGAATGCTATGGTATCAAGTCTTCTGAGAAGGGCAAACGCTTCAAGATAGGCACACCTAGCAAGTTCTACAAGTTATATACTGATGATGGTGTTGGTGGATATGGTATATACTCCAAGTAATACCTTATATAAAAAGAGACGAGATAAGAGTCAACCTATCTCGTCTCTTTGTCTATTAAAAAGTCAGCGACTTAGAGTTCTAAGTCTGCAAGGTTAATACTTTCTTTTTGTTATTTCTTGTTTCATATCTAAATATTAAGATAATTCTGTACCATCAATATTTACCCATTTAGTACCATTCCAAAGTATTTTTTTCTTTAGAGTTGAATCATAATACTCAAAACCTTCATCAGATGCAGTAGGTGTAGGTCTTTGTTCAGTTGTTCCTCTATGTGCAAGATTTGCCTTGAAACCCAAAGCATCTACAAAGTTCGGCTTGGTTGGTTTATAATAATACCAATCAATGAATAAAGCACGTATATTTTCACCTGTTTTTACATTCGTAATTTTAAAATCTACATCTCTTACATAATCAACCTTATCTCCTTCTTTCCATTTATTATATATGATAATTCTATTTCCTGATACAAATTTGTTAGATTGATTTATCATTTGCATTACTTGATTAAAATAGTCAAGAACAGTATAATCTTTATCATATAATAATCTTCCATTCGTAACTATTTGTTGTCCGAACAATGTAATATTTATATTTACATTTTCAGTAAAAGGATTTTTTCCCCAGTTAATAGGAGATACAGTTAAATAAGGAAGATTACCTTGTTTAAATTGAAAAATAGGTAAATTTGAGTTATTATCTGTGTTTATATAAACACTACCATTTTTCGTTTTATGGTCATAAGGAATATCGTTAAAAGAACCATTATATTTTGTTTGTATGCCGTTTCCATTAGAATCTCCCCAATATTCTCCGCTCCACCAATAATGCTTCCTAGTTCTTGTTTCGTATAATTCTACACTACTTAAATCACCATAATTTGAACCACTTCCTCTCGGTATTTCTGATAATTGTGGAGTAAATATAACTTTACTATTATAAGAATACGCATCAGCACTTATAGAACCATATAGACTGCTATCTGACTGACCTATTGTTCTCACATAGTTGGAATCGTGTATATTTATATACTTTTGTACTTGTGCAAATGTATTTATAAGAATTGCATTAGTTGCATACATTTCATAAGCTTGTGTAACACCTTCTATCCATCCTGATATATCTGTTATTGTACAAGCTTGATATACTCTAGCTATGTAAGCGTGTTCTGTAATAACATTTAGAAAAACTCCTCTAGCATAATTTGCTAATATACATTTTTTATAAGCATTTTTTTTGTCAACGATAAGCATATTTTCTTCACTATACATATTATCTAATACTTTATTAGAACATGTATAATAACCATTTATTACAGAAAAAGCATTCATATCAGCGCCCATTACTAATGGACATATCAAAGATATAACATAATTATTTGAATCAGAAGAATACCACGTTGCCATTCTATATATGCCATATAAAGTATGAAAAACAGAACAATTTTTAATACTAGAATTGCTTGATGCTATTATTCTTACTCCTCCAAATACTGGCTTGTTAGTATCACTACTTTCTACTTTTATATCTTCTATTCTAATAGCCTCTTGATATTTTATAGTGCCTGAATCTACAGGATTTTTTCCTATATTAGCGTTATATACACTATTTTTTAAATTAGAACTTTGAATAACCCATTTCTTAGTATCACTAAAATCAGCAACAATACATTTGTATTGAGTTTTAGGATAATTCATAAAAGACCCAATAAAATTGCCTTTTAGCGTTGTTTCAGCATGTACATTGAGAGTATCTGTTATTCTATAGGTTTTAGATAGATGCACAGTTATGTGAAAAGGTAGTGTAACATTTAGTACAACATCTAATGCTTTTTGAATAGAAGCTGTATCATCATTTACGCCATCGCCTTTTGCTCCAAACCACTCTACATAAAAATCAGATGTAGTCCAGGTCCCGTGCAGTTGTACATTTTTAAAAATTTCATAATTTTGTGCTTGTATTATGGTGTTATTTCCTTCCAGCGTTACATTGCTAAAAGAACCTCCTTCAAAATACAAAATTGAATCTTTAGGAAGTACAATAGTTTTATTTTCAAAATCAAAATCATATCTAATCTCATAAATAGTATTAGGATTACTGATCATATCAGCAACAAGAATATTACGATTAACTGACTTGACAGAATCCTCTATAGTAAGAGTAGTCTCTGTATCTGCAATATCAAAAGCAGAAGCTGCAACTTCACCACTATGTTTGTGTGTCAATGTGATGATATTCTCTATTACTTCAATGTCGTAGTCTTTGTGAACAGGCACTAAAGTATCGCTGATAGTCTGAGCTACTAAAGCAGGAGTGTTATGTACGTCCTTAACAAGTGAAATATGAGTATTAATATTATTAATTGTTACTGAAATCTCACCATCCTTGGTAGGAGCTGAGTTTACAGTAATCTTTGTTACTGCAAGATTTGTTTTTTGAATGTTCTTGCGAAGACGCTTGTATCCTTTACCGCTGAAATTTTCTGGTGCATATCTTTTATCAGCAAATTTAAGGACATTGCGCTCAGACTCTTTTGCAGAAGTCAGGTCTTCCTCGTCTGGGAGATTAATTTCTTTATTGATGTCTGACTGCATCTTTCTTCTTTCCTTGTCGAAGATGTTGTCGGAATTAGCCAACTTACCATCTTTTCGACCTGAAACGATTGTTCCGTTATATCTTTGTTCTGACATATTTATATTATTTTATGTTATATAATCGTTATTGTGGAATCGCCTGAAATCAATTCATCGGAATTATAATAGTATAGTTCTCCTATCTTACTCTGCTGCATTTCCAATGGCAAACCACCTTGAAGGAATGTGAGAGGAACAGATGATACTACCCAGATGATGTCATCATTTTCGGTTGTACTGATGGTTATTGTCTGTCTTGAGAGAACACCTGAGAATTTTTGTAAGTCTTCGACATTAACCTTGTTAGGGTCTGTGGTAGATAAAGCACCATAGTAAGAGAAAATGACATCTTCTTTTGTGTTCAGTTCTATCCAGTACTTCGTATTGTACATACCTCCCATTTCACCCTCTACGATGCCGAGAGGAATATGAGACTTGCCATTTCGCTCCACGATACGGAAAAGGCGGTGCTCAATGCTACAGATGTCGTTTCCGTTGTATTTGCCACGAATGGTAATGCCATATAGTCCTTCATCTAGAAATGGTGGAAACTTGACACAAATGTCACTCGGCTCTACTTCACTATTATTTGTTCCACTCTGAACAAAAGGCATTTTTGCTACACATTCTCCAAAGGCATCAGTAAGGTGTACTTCTAGATTACTGATGGCAGCAACGTCAATATCTTTCAACATCTGCTTATCCTTGCTGATGTAGGCTTTCTGAAGCTTGATGAAAAGGTCGAAACTGTTGCCTTTAACAATCTTATAAATATCCATATACGTATATATTATTAATAATAGACAAAGATAGGCAGAAATTTCTCTACCTATCTCTTATTCGTTAACTTCTAAATTAAGCCTTTCCATCTGAGGAACTTACGCTTGCGGCTCGCCTTACCCTTCTTGCTCTTGCAGTTGGTATGATAGACACAATCCCTGAACAGGTCTCTAACCTTCATGTCGTTGTCAACCAGTTTTGTTCTCTTGAACGTCTCGAATAGTGAGCGGTTCATAATCATCAGGTTGCCCTTCTGTGTAGGAAGAACATAGAAGATTTCTCCATTGTTCTTCTTGGATGCGTAGTCTGCCTTAGCCGTAGCTTGGCGGTACATGATTTCGCACTTGATGCGCTTGAAAATCTTTGTTACTTTCATAATCGTAATTATTTAGTTTGAACTATATGATGGTTGCTGCCGAAACAGAAACCTTTCTTGTCATTACTCTTGTCTGATAATAAATCATCTTAGGCATTTCCATTTCATTGAAACAGATGTGGAGTCCGATGGCTCTGGTCATGAGCAAATCATCGTGCTTTCCGTCGATGGCTCCGTATGCTCCGTTCTTCTTACGCTCGTAGGTGAGGAACTCATTCAGGCATCGCTGGTCACGTTCAACGTATAGATGCTCTCTGACTACCTGAACCAGTACTGAGATAACCATCGGCTTAGTAGCTACATTGGTATGGAATCCGTACTTGCGTGGAAGACCTTCCTTGATGTCAGCTTCGCTCTGTTTGCGTGCATAGAGATTATCGTACACATCCTTGATTTGATTCAGGATGAACTCAGACTGGTCGCCACCTTCCAAGATGTGCTCCTTGTCTTTTGTCTCCAAGGTGTTGGATTCAATCACCAATAGGGCATTGTCGTAGTACTTGGCTATCTGAGCAGCCTTCCATGCCAGCAAGTCCATATCTATGTGTCCGTACCATTGGGCTACCACGTATGGTTTGCCGCCTTCCATCATCCAATAGCGGTCGAAGACACAGATAACAGACCAGTCTGCCTTACTACCTCTACCACCAATATCCACAACAACCAGATAGCGGTTGGTTACCTTGCAATCGTCAAAATATTCAGGCTTACTCCATATCCACAACTGTCCAGTCTTGTCTTCCGAGAACCGCACATTCTGTAGGCACTTCTTTCCCTTGTAACCATCACCATAAACATCACCGATGAACTTGGGCGCTCGACAACCTTTCGTGAACTGGTCAACCTTCTCTTCTGCAAATACCTTGGCTCCTGAGTGCTTGAATGCCTCTACTGGGTCTGAAGGGAATCCGCTTGCCATATCTCCGTGGTCAGTGAACTTCTTTCGTTCCACGATATACCAGTTGAGTGCTTCCAGTGGTGCTCCCATCTGCCACAACTTCCAAAGATAAGTTACTGGCTCCTCACGATTCGACATCGTGTTGGTGTTGTTTCTGTTTTCGTATAACCATTTGGCGAACTCCTCTTTCTGGTTCTTGCTCTCGAAGTCAAGATGGTAGAGGTCATAAATCTCAAACCAAGGGACGAAGAACGGCTCAAATACAGATTCACCTTTCTCTGCTGCAAGCCACTCCTGATGGAAGAAGTTTCCAGTACCATTGGCGGTTGATTCGTACACAATCATTGTGTATGGTCGGTAGAGTACACCATTGGTTGCATTCTGGATAACCTCCTCTGGAGACTTACCTTCTGTCTTCTCCCACAATCCAACCTCAGAGCAGTGGATGAGGTTGTAATCTTCTCCATTGGCAGAAGTAGGTTTCTGCATAGACCCAACCTTAATCTTGCAGAATCTCTGAGGAACTTTCTTCACGTTTCCTGATGTTCCCACTCCCACAAACTTAGGCTCGCTCTCAGAATATACTTCTCCCATTTCGTGCAGGAACTTGGTTGGAAATTCTTTCAACGCTTCATCGAACATTCCTCGGATGGTCTCTGCTGTGTCTTTTACTTGAGCAATGATGAGTGAATTTAGACCCTTCTGCCACATGAGTTGCAGCCAGAGGAAGTACATCTGAATAACCGTTGAACCTCCCCATTGTCTTGCTTTTAGCAGGATGAGACGGATAGGGCGATTCTTTTTCCTTCGTTCCTCCAGCCACCTGAGCAGTCTTCGCTGCGGTCTTCTCAGTACAAAACGGAAGGGAAGGCCTCCACCTTTTGGTTTGATATAGATAAACGTGGCAAAGAAGAAGAATGGGTCATGTTTCATTCTGATGCGAGTAAACTGCTCTACCAGTTGCTCCATTTCTTCCTCTATGTTGTATGGCTCGTCTATATCCTTGTGTAGTTCCTCAATTACCGCCTTGCAGCTACCGAACTCGATGAGCATCTTAACGAGCGGAATCTTCTTCATCGAAACTGGAAGCTGCTGGCTTTGAATCGGGAAGTCAGGAAGAAAAAGTAGGAATCGCTTATCTCCACACCCTTCACCCTTGATGGGATTGAATGGTGTGTTGATTTTCTTTATTCGTTTCTCGTTCTCTTGCAGGATGCCCAATACGTGTTTGTCGAGTGCATCAGTCAGTTTGGCGTTTACTTGTCTTGGCATAGCGGTGCGTTTAAATATCCCCACAATAGACCAAGTACATAGCAATAGATGTGGACTCCAACTGCCATGCAAGGGAAGAATATTCCAACACTGATATATAGGAGAATGGTGAGATTGTATCTTACCTTATTCTCTACATAGGGAGCAATAAAGCCCATGTAAGCATAGATAAATCCGCTGAGACCGATGATTGGTACAGAAGATGCAAAAGGATAGCTTACGGCTATGAGATAGAATGCTACCATGTGACCGATACTGCAAGGAATTGCTCGGTAACATTGGTGAAACACATAGAGGTTGATGGCTACATGAAAGATGTTCTGATGAAAGAATGGGTAGTTTAGTCGGTTCTGAATAGAGCAACCTTCAAAGAGACCCATGCCATCATATCCTATGAGCGTGATACATATTATTATAATGTACCCTGCATAAAGCGCAATCTTTTCTGACGAAGTTCGTAACATCTTCTCTTCTCCTCCTTCCTCACCCGATGAAGTATGACGTGCATGGATTTTGGAGTGAGATAGAAACTCGGTGCTTCCTGATTGCACACATGCCAAATGGCATCCATCTTGGTGAGAGAAGGATGCTCCTTGGAATAAATCTTGTATCTTCGGAAAATCTCCTGAAACATTGCTCTTTTCTGTGGATTCATGCTGCTGATGGATTTACCATTGAGCATATTGAGAATGACATTGTATGCTCGGTCAGAGGAAACCCAAAAACGTTTGCTTGGAGATTGTAAAAGTCTTCGCTCAATCTCCAAGATGCCTATATTGTCTCTTACTGATATAATCTTTTTGTAAGCCCTCAATATGTCAGCGTCACGTTCCTTTGTAAATTCACATCGTGAGCCTTTATGTTTCATCGTATATGAGACAAAGATACAAAAATGTATTGAAATAACCAAATTAATCGGATATGATTAAGTATAGTTAACGGATAAGATTAATAATAAGTTGAAAAGCGTTACTTTTGGGCATTGATTTATAAATTTATACATATATATATGGACGAAAATACAAATACAGAGCAGAATGCTGGTTCTGCAAAACAGCAAGACACCAAGACCAAGAGAGACTTGGCTTTGGAGCGTTTGAAGACCCGCCATCCTGATACGGAGTATGCGGATGATGAAGCTATGTATGGCGCAATCAACGATGATTATGATGCCGACCAGAAGGCTTTGCAGGGTTACAAGGATAACGAGAAGGCTATGGGCGATTGGCTGGGTAGTGACCCTGAGGCGGCTACTTTCCTTCAAGCGATGAAGGCTGGCAAGAGTCCTTACGCTGAGTTGATTCGCACGCATGGCGAGGATGCTATTGATTACTATTCTGACCCTGACAATGCGGATGAGATTGCATCGGCTCAGTCGGAGTTCTTGCAGAATGCTGCTAACGGCAAGAAATTGCAGGAGGAGTATGACAAGAACATGCCTTCCAGCTATGAGGTCTTCGACAAGTTGGAAGAGAAGTATGGCGAGGAAGCGGTGAACAATGCTATCGACCAGTGCTTTCAGACTATGCGCAATGTGGTGACAGGCAAGTTCACTGAGGAAATGATTACTGCGTTCATCAAGGCAAAGAATCATGATACCGATGTGGCTGATGCTGCCCATGAGGGTGAAGTTCGTGGTAAGAATAGCAAGCACGTCAAGAACCTTGAACTGAGAAAGAAGGGCGATGGTACTGCCGACCTTGATTCTGCCAATGCAGAGACCAAGCCAACGGATAACCAGCCTGACCTTGGTGCGCTTGGTAGGGTATCACGTAGAGGTAACATCTGGGAGCGTGGGCACGAGAAAAGAACACGTATTCGATAATGTGATAAGGTAAAAAGATAATTTATATGTTTAATTAATATTCAGAATAACAATGAAGAAAAGTACATTTAATCGGCTGCTTTCCATTTTTCTGATGGTTATGGCGGTTATTTTTGGTGTGAATGGTCAGGTCGTTATGGCTGAGGCGGCTCTGCCTGATGGCGGTACGTCCGAAAGTGGTCATGCTGCTGAGGCTGGCGGTGCTGCTGCTGCTGATGAACCAGGTAATGGTGGTGCGGCTCGTCAGGATGACGGTATTGCAACCGAAGGAAAAGGTCGTGAACACTTCAATGAGAATGGCACGGAGTTCTATGAGAACGACATCAACGACAAGATTACTAAGATTCGTCCGATGGCTACTCCTGTTGACCAGATTTCACGCTATGCGACAACTAAATCTGCCAGTTCATTTGTTGTAGAATACTGGAGTATCGGTACACGTCCTATCAAGACTACCGTCAAGGAAACAACTGTTGAGAGTACTGGCACATCTATGGTGTTGAAGGTTGAAGACCCTGAAATGTTTACGCTGGATGATACCATCCGAGTGGTAGGTGTAAAGGCAATTACCAACTACAAGAATCAGGCTTATGCAGACCTTACCGATGAACCTACTCCTGATTTGGAACTTTGTGTTTGCGGCAAGGATAATGAGGGTTATCCTATTGTGTATGCAGTAAATGGTAATTTGGTTAAGAAACAGCCTATTGGCGTTCCAGCCTTACAGAAGGGTCAGAAGCTCATCCGTATGGCGAAGAGTTGCGGTGAGTTGGACGTACAGACAGGTCGTTTCAACAACCTTCCTGCTTCTGAGACTCAGTTCTGCCAGAACTTCATGATTCAGATTGAGGAGAGTACCTTCAATAAGATTGCTGCTAAGCGAGTAGATTGGGACTTCTCAGACATCGAGGAGGATAGTATCTACGATATGCGTCTTGCTATGGAGGGTACTTATCTCTTCGGTGATATGGCTTGTATCAAACATACCACAAAGAACAACTCTGCCCAGTGGTTTACAAAGGGTATCTGGTGGATGGCAGGAAAGGATATTGAGGTAGGTCATGTTGCTACTGCTGACGATATTAAGAAGGGCTATGGTAAGAATGAGCGAGTGATTACCGATTTGGAGTTGGTTGACATTTCCAAGGATTTGTTTGTTGGTACTGGTATCGGCAACAAGCGCAAGGTGATTATCGCTGGCTCAGACTTCGTGAGCGCATTCAGTAAGATTAATTCTGATAAATTCCGCTTGAAAGACACCGTTGAGGTTTGGGATTTGAAGTTCAAGAGTTGGGAGACCGACTTCGGTGAGGTGCTGATGATTCACTCTGAGTTGTTCGACCTCTTTGATATGAGTGACTGCGGCTTCGCCCTTGACCCAGAGTTCTTGGTTAAGCGAGTACATTTGTCTTGGACTCGTAACGTACTCGACTTGAAGAAGGCTGGTATTCGCAACACCGATGCAGTAGTTATTCAGGAGGTTGCTTGTCTGTACTTGAAGTACCCTAAGGCACACGCTCGTATGCGCCTTGCTGCGGTTTCTGCAACAGGTGGTATGGCTAAGACTGGAGAGAACAAGGCTGCTGCCTAAAAGTAAGTAGATTTATAGATAGTCTTTAAATAGTGAGGGGTGTGGGCACTTGCCCCATCCCTTTTTTAGTAACACGTATATATAATAAGGTATAATCATGTTTAATAAATATCAAGCTGGTACAGATTTAGCATTTAGTGTCATGGTAGGTGATGAGAGAATGCGTATTATTTTCGAGGGTAAAACAATGGGTTGTAGCGTCTATATGACAAGAGACCCAAAGGTACAGAAGGCTATTGAGTCACATTATTGGTTCAAAGACAAGTTCTTCTTGGTGGAGAGTATTGACGAGAAGAAGGAAGCTGCTGATGCAAAGAAGAAGGCTGCTGCCAAGGCAAAGAAGAATGTGGCAGACGAGAAGAAGACACACGTAGTGACAGACGTTGAGGATGCCAAGGACTATCTGGCTGATACCTATGGTGTGAGCCGTTCCAAGATGAAGACCAAGGAAGACATCTTGGCTATTGCCAAGGAAAAGGGTGTTGAATTAGAAGGCTTAGAGTAATGAGTACGTATGCTGTATCTGAACTGGTGAAAGAAGTGAAGGTACTCTTGGACAGAAACCAAGAGTCTGCTGGCTTGCTGACTCCTACCGATTCTGATACCTTGTCGCAAGGCGAGTTGATTCAGAGTAAGATAGTAGATGCAGCAAGAATCATATTGAAGGATGCTCCTGCCAGTATGCTGGATGGTAAGACTTTCGATGGATTGAATACTGCTTGGGCTGAAACAAATGGTGCTTATGTGGGAACCGTCTATCTGCCTTCCGAAATGATTAGACTCCTTAACGTGAAGGCAAGTGACTGGAATCGCTCGGCTGAGATAATCACAGAAGAGGATGATGCCTACAAGATTCAGTGTAGCCGATTCGGAGTAAGGGGGAATCCTGAACGACCTATCGCTGCGCTCATTCATAATAGCGGTAATCGGTACTTGGAACTTTTCACAAGCAAGAGTAATACGGCTACCGTATCGCTTACCTATGTGGGTATGCCTTTTATAAGTGAAGGTAATATTGATTTGCCTGAAACATTGAAGGACTCCATCGTATATATGGCTGGCTATCTTACTTGCATCAGTCTTGGCGATACCGATACCGCAAGCGGATTGCTTGGAGTGGCTCGAAAACTGGCGCACATTGTTGAACCTACAGAAACATCATAAACTATGGCAAAGAAGAAAGAAGAAACAAAACTGCTATCGTTGAGCAGGGTGCTTGATAAGGAAGAACTGGATAGCGTAAAGGCATCCAAGAACCGATTTGACAAGCCATACGAGCGTGCTTTCTCTATCTTGCTGGAGGCTCAGCGATACTACAACAATATGGATAACTTCCGTAAGCGAAGACTGAGAAACAAGCGATACTGCTATGGAGACCAGTGGGGAGATACCATTGAGTTCAAAAGCAAGTGTGGCTTCAAAAAACGTATCAAGGAGGAAGATTATATCCGTGAGCAGGGTAGCGAGCCATTGAAGAATAACCTTATCCGTAGATTGGTGAAAAACGTACTGGGAGTATATCGCTCACAGAGCAAGGAACCTACGTGCAATGCAAGAGATAAGGATGAGAAACGATATGGCGAGACCATGAGCGTGGTGCTGCAATGTAACCGACAACTGAACCGAGAGGCGGAACTGGATGCCCGAACTATGGAAGAGTTCCTGATAAGCGGTGCTGCTATCTATAAGAAAAAATATGGGTGGCGAAGAGGTAGGTTAGATTGCTGGACGGACTACGTGAACCCGAACAATTTCTTCATAGACAACAATATGAGGGATTTCCGTGGTTGGGACGTGAGTTGCTTGGGTGAGGTGCATGACATTACCATCGGCAATGTACTGAGAGAGTTTGCCAAGTCTCCTGCTGAGGCTCGTAAGTTGAAGGAGATATACCGGTTGGCGGCTAACAGAGATTTCGTGATTGCAGACTGCACTCAGCGATTCGGTGAGTTCGACCCTAAGACCATCGACTTTATGAATCCTGCCAACCCTTCGCTCTGCCGAGTGATTGAGGTTTGGCGCAAGGAGAGTAAACCGAGATACAGGTGTCACGACTACAACAATGGCGATGATTTCAAGATAGACATTGAAGATAAGGCAGATATTGTAGATGCCGAGAATGCGGACAGAAGACAGAGAGGACTGGCTGCTGGTATGCAGGAGGAGGATATTCCTCTGATTGATGCAGAGTGGTTTATGGACGATTACTGGCATTTCTATTATCTTTCTCCTTTCGGTGATATTCTGAGAGAAGGAGAGACCCCTTATGCTCATGGTGAGCATCCATACGTTTTCAAATTCTATCCGTTTATTGACGGTGAGATTCACAGCTTCGTGGAAGATGTGATTGACCAGCAGAGATACGTGAACCGACTTATCACGATGTATGACTTCATCATGAGGGCGAGTGCCAAGGGTGTGCTGCTCTGTCCTGATGATTGTCTTCCTGATGATATGAGTTGGGATGATTTCTGCGATGAGTGGAGTAGGTTCAATGGTGTTGTCAGGTATAAGCCAAACAAGAATGGTCAGGTTCCTCAGCAAGTGGCAAACAATTCTACGAATATCGGTATTGGTGACTTGCTCAGCTATCAGTTGAAGTTCTTCGAGGATATATCGGGAGTGAATGGTGCGCTGCAAGGTAAACCAGGAGTATCAGGTACGAGTGGTTCGCTTTATGCCCAGCAGACACAGAATGCTACCATGTCGCTGCTTGATATTTTGGAGAGTTTCAGTCAGTTCATTATTGATGGTGCATACAAGACCGTGAAGAATATGCAGCAGTACTATGACGTGGCTCGTAACTTCAATATTGTTGGTAGGGCAGGACAGATTGTGCACTATGACCCTAAGAAGATACGAGACGTTGAGTTTGACATCAATATCACGGAAAGTACGGCTACTCCTGTTTATCGACAGATGGCAAATGAGTTCCTTATGACCTTGTGGCAGAATCAGGCTATCACGCTGGAGCAGTTGCTGCAAGTAGGAGATTTCCCATTTGGAGAGGAGTTGCTGCAATCGGTTGCATCCAACCAGCAAGCCATTCAGAATGGTGAGACTCCACAAGGATTCTCTCCTCAGTTGCAAGCACAAGTGGCTCAGGCATCACAGAGCAATCCAAAGGCTCAGGCGATGTTGCAGCAGATGATGAGTGGTCAGGGGGTAAGTCCTGACGGACAGACCCCACCGCTTGCTGCTTAATTTAGTTATTAATTTAATAGACAATAGTATGATTGCAGATAAACCAAGCGACAAGGAATGGTATGGCAACGGAAAACCCGATACCAGCCAAGGTAGCAATTCCAATAATGGTATAGCTACGGAGACTAAAGGTAGGGAAGATAAGCCCGAACTTTACGAGAATGATGTACTCGGCAAGGTGTCGAAACGCAAGAAAAACGACATCTGGGCGAGGGGCAAAGAGAAACGAATAAAATATAAGGACGAATAAAGAAAGGAGGTGTTTTTGTCGTAACTGTATTTGTCTGATACTCAGATAGCTACAGGAATATTTATGAGTTTATGGTGCTGCGTTGAAGATATTCTTATCTTTGCAGCATCATAAACTTTTAAATTTTATAGGTATGAATTTTGTCGAGTTTGTTGAAAAGTATCAGCAGGATATGACTCCTGAACAGATGTTGAATATAGCTAAAGCTATTGGTAAGTATCTCTCATGCAAATTGAGCGATGTAGAGGTGCATCATCTTTGTGCGATGGTGCATGGTGTGTTGAGCGAAGAGCATTTTGACAAGTACTTTGCTGATGATGCTATCAGTAAGATGTGGTATGAGGATGCTGATGGAACCAAGCACATGGCTCCTTTCTTCACGGACGAAGAGATAAAGGAGATTTTCGACAAACATAAGGATGATATTTCAGACTATACCATCTATGATTTGGCGGTAACTATGAATTTACTGAGGAGCGACCATCATGTTCTGCTGGAGCGATATAGTGAGGATGCAGAGGAGTTGAAGGGAATGGTAGTGTTGATGGCGATAGAATATCTTCAAGACCCAGACTGTTTGCATCCAAAGAGCAAGATATGGCATAACATTAACGGATAAGATGATGAATTGAAAGGCATAGCTTATCTTTGCGTATTATTAATATTTTAAAAAAGATAAGTTATGTCTCCAAATGTACGTGAAGGATTGCAATATAGTGCAGCTATAGGAATGCTTTTGAGCGGTGTTGTCCTCACATTCCTATCATTCTTTCTCAACAATTATGTAGTGTCGGATGGTGTACTGTGGTACGTCAGCCAGACTTTGGTTTACTCTGGGGCGATATTCGGAGTAAACGTTTATTTCAAAACCAAGTTGGGCAACTTTGAAGCCAGAGTTAAAGACGAACTTGCGAGTATGATGAAACAAGTAAAGGAGGGTAAGTAATGAAGGTAACAAGAGAACAGATTTTGGCTATTATGCCGAATGCCAAGGATAAGGTGGATGATTTTCTGCCTTACATTAATGGTTATGCTGAGGTGTATCATATTGATACTCCTATACGTATGGCTCACTTCTTGGCTCAGATTGCTCATGAGAGTGGCGAACTGAGATATACCAAGGAACTCGGCAACAAGAACTACTTCCGTAAGTATGATGTTGGTAGGTTGAAGAATATGCTCGGAAACCTGAAAGATGGTGACGGGTATAAGTATCGTGGTAGGGGATTGATACAGATTACAGGCAGGGCGAACTATCAGGCTTATCAGAATAGCAAGCACTGTACTGGTGACATCATGGAGCATCCTGAATTACTGGAGAAGCCTTTGGGTGCAACAAAGAGTGCTATGTGGTGGTGGTGGAAGCACGACCTGAACGAACTGGCTGATAGTGATTGTTTCGTGGCTATTACCAAGACCATCAATGGTGGAACTAACGGCTTGGAATCAAGGCGAAAGTTCCTAACAAGAGCAAAGAAGGTTTTCAATGTTTAGCCTATGAAAACAAAGTGGTATGATACTTATTTATGGCAGGTAGCACTCTACGTGATTGGTATTTTGCTGGTGGCATTTCTTCTGTCGGGATGCAAGTCTTCGTTCCACACAATGAAGCCAGAAGTCTCACACTATGAAACTGATAGTTTCACGTCTAAAACAAAACAGAACGTCCTGAGGTGGGATTCTATCGTTAAGCGTGACAGCACCTATGTAAGGGATAGTGTGGCAACAAGGAAAGAGGGAGATACCATCTTCGTAGAGCGATGGCATTGGGAATATATCTATGATTTCTTCAAACTGGAGAAGATGAACTTGGAGAATAAGCAGGATATGGATTTCCGATTTATCGCAAGGTCAGATACAATCAGGGTTCCCTATCCAGTAGAAAAACAACTCTCCAAGTGGGAGCAGTTTCAGTTGAAATACGCTATCTGGTCATTTGGAGCACTCTGTGTTTTGTTAGTCGTTTTAGGTTATAAACTCTATAAAAAGATAAAGAATGGCAAATTTCACATTCACAATCACAAAAAGTGACATCTATGAGGAGGTGGCAAAGACTACTGCCTACATAGGAGGAAAGAACTTGGATAAAAACGGAAAAAGTCTGTATGACCAAGTGTTTGTGACGGAAGCTGATAGAGAAATGCTGGAAGGCTTTTGGAAAGATTCCATTGATGATGTTTCCGTAGCCTTGGAGAGTATTCTTGGATGGCAGAAATGTGAATCAGACAGCAACGAGGTCTTTGGTCTGAGATTAAGCAGCCTTTTTAATGAGAGTTTATTTAAGACCTTAAAATCAACGGTTTTTAGTTATGTAGTCAACAAAATAGTAGCAGAATGGTGCTCTGTAGTCTATAAGGATAAGGTAGAAGATTATCTCTCAAAGGCAAACGTTTTGCTGCTAAAGATTGACGCAATCATTTATACACGTAAAAGACCAACAAGATAGGAGGATAGGATATGAGGTATTGTAATAAAGAATATAAAGTGATGATAGAGTTGGAAAAGAATGAGTTGATATATGACATCAAGAATACTGCTTTTTCTTTTGCTGACTCTTATTCCAAGCAGAAAGATGTAGATGCCAAACAACTAAAGAATGTGTTTGACGTATCAGAGGAAGGAAACCGAGATAAGTTGGCAAGGATTCTTGACTCAGCAGTAGAGGATTGCAGAGAAATGCTTTTCCGTTTCACCAAGGTGGAAATGCTCGGTGGCGGCTTTGATTCTAATGAGTGGGAAGATTGTATTGGTTCGCCTACTAATGAAGAGGAAGCCTATTACTTGGCGATGAGGATGCCACAAGGTTTCTCGAAGACAAGTGTGCATACCATGACGGTATATATTCATGATTACATTGTGAACCAATGCTTATATGAGTGGCTGATGATTGTTTACCCTGATGGTGCTGATAGGTTCTGGGCACTCGCTGAGGATAAGAAGCAGAAGATTAAGGAAGCAAGCAATCGGTCGGCTGGTAGGGCAAGAATTGCTTTGCATCCATTTTAAAATAAATAAAGGGTAGCTATCCATCACGGACTGCTACCCTTTAGTTTTTATAATGAAAAAGAAAATTATTATCTAAGTTTATTCTGCAATCTCTCTTGGAACTCAGCAGATAGACCGCTTATAGATTCGTTTGTGGCAAGATTGCCAATGAGTGCAACCCTGAAATATTTGTATGGAGAACCAGCCATTCCTCTGAGATACTCGTTGATTGATGTCTTAATGAGATACCAGTCGAAGAGGTTGTTACTTCCGTATAAAACCATAGCACACTTTCCGTTTGTTCCCTTTTGAAAATATCCTCTTGCTATGCAAGTAAATATAGTCTTGTAAACCTCTTTATCGCTTATAGTAAGAGGTCTGCTACAAAGGAAATAAGGAGTATTGGAAGATGGTTCTTCTACATATACATTCAGAATCTTGCCTTCCTTATTGGTAGCGTATGATTCAGGGTATATGTTAATTCGCTTGCTGAACACATTCTTCATCGTTCCCCACATCTTACTCTTCAACGAATAAACGTAAGCGTATGCTTGGTTCGGGTTAAAGACAATGATACGATTATCGTAGTAGTCGTAAATCATATCAGCCGATTTAAGATAGTCCCTGAAACGGATATAACTTATTTCTTCTGACATTGTTTCGTTGGTGGCTATAATCTGATTAGCATACTTCATATCCATGAAGTTGAATGGGCAACCATCAAGTTGGTCTGTAATACAGATAGAATTTCTACCTTGCTGCATCATGATACCTCTATTGGTTGGATAGAGTACTGCATCATCTATCTGCAAGATTCCGTTAGGATTGGAACAGATTTCTCGGTTGGCTGGTTGGCGAGCCACATAGGTTCCTTCTTCACCCAGCATCAACACCCATACTCCTTCATCTGTAAAAGCGTAGAGTGGAGCTTCACCAAACTGACCTTCGCTGATTGGTCGGGTGTTAGCTGCCAGTGCTGAGATACCGGATGAACCTACTTGTACGCTATTCTTTGCAGGGAAGACTAAAGGATTTTCCGATTCGCTGACTTTGATTAAGGAAGCAAGTTGTTCTATTTTCGCTCCATCGGAATCGCATTTTTGGTAAGCTTCATCGTAAAATTCGCTTGATGTTGAAGTAAAGGTGTCGCTTCGCCTTCTTGTTAACACATTTCCTTTCTTAGAGAGTTCAAATTCTTGCATAAAAGAGAATATTCCATTCTCTGCATTAAATATATAATACGACATACCAAATGTTTCTGATTGGTGAAGGTTGATGTTTCTAAATCCAATCTCGTCCATGAGTTTGCCTTTGTGTTTGATGTACAATTTGGCACTTTTTGCATCTTGAAATGGGACTACAAATATAGGATTTAAAGGGTATTGCACAGTTGCTTTATAGTAATACTTGTTATCAATGATAGCAATAACCTCTGCCGTATCAGAATTCATTTTTCCATAGTCGTACCAACCTTCGTCTGTCAATGGGACGTCCATATAATTTCCAAGTATTGTGTTTACTTTCTCAACTGGGAAAGAAGTGTCTGATGAGTTGAGTTCAAATTTATATATTGGGTTTGGTGAAAATATGTCGTTGATGTAGTTTTGTATGTTAGCCAAGTGAAGTCTATTGTTGTATGCTATAGCACAAGAACTACCAATAGAGGTTCGCCCCATGTCTGCAAGCGACAAAGATTCTTCTGTTCCTTGCACATTCAACAAATCAATGTCTTTTCCAAGGTCTTCTTTTGTTATATAGATGGAATGATAAAAGGTAAGGTTATCAAATTCCTTGTATAATGAAGACTTTTTTAAGCGTTCAAATGTAATAGTACCTTTTCTTTTTTTAAAATTATTAACCGTTTCCGTTGATTTTGCGTCATACCATTTATCTAAGTAAAGAAAATCAGTTCCTTTTGTAAGGAAAACATCTATTCCTTGAACAAAATCTTCTATACCAGTTAGGTCGATTTGAACATTTATCCGATGTCTGTGAATATAGCCGTTGGCACGAACAAATTTATAGTATTCTGTATTTTTTATTGTCTCTTTGTCAGCGTTATAATAAAAGCTGTTATTTAGATTATCCTTTGGACAAAGAACGAACAAGTTTGAAATGTTACTATAAGTTCCATCGTATAGTCTCAAAGCAACTACTCCAAATACTATATATTTGAAGTAAGTATTCCCATTTTCACTCATAGCCTTATTAATCATTGAGTCAATGGCATTCCAAATTGTTTTAGTTCCATTTGGTTTGGTTCTTTCAAAAATCAAATTATCGTAATCTTGCGAACCAAAAGATGTCGTCCAAAAGCAACCTTGAAAATCATCGCCAAGTTGAGCTATGGCATCAACTTCAACTCCTGACGTGTTTGTTACGGAAAAAGTATAGTTGAATGCGTCCTTATTAAAAATATTGTAAGAATCTTTATTCCAAAAAGCATAAAGTATGTTTTTGTCTCCTACAAAGCAGATAATATTTCCTATAGAAGTAACTGAGTTAACCTTGAAGTCTCCGATTTTTAACTCATGAGGTGTTCCGTCTCCTCCCTTTTCTGTCCAGTACCATGAATAAGGAGAACTGTTAGTACAATTCACAATATAGTGTGAATGATTTTTGTTTTCATGTGTTACATTATGTACGTACCTAATGGAACAGGAATCGTTAGGAAGTGTGATATTCTGCTCTGCCACTACTGGCTGGTGGATAGGGTGTAGTGCCCCATCCTCGTTGATGAGGTTGAGGCAGGTTGCCAACTCCCCATCCTGACAATCGTAGTCGGATGGAGAGTTGGTGAGTCCTTGGAAAATTACTTCTTGTCTTGTTGCCATGTGCTTGAATTTAAGTTTGGTCGCATGATTTCGTAGTATGGCTCGCCTTTGCCTGACTTGCGTGGAATGCAGGTCAGGCGAACCATCCTATTGAGCGGAAGATTGTAATCATCAAGGATGGCGGTGATGGAAGGAAGGTCACTTCGGAATCCCACCTTCTTATGCTCCTGATTGAATTGAAGCTGAGTGAAGGCGGTGTTTGACTTGCAAAGTTCTTCCCAGTCCTCACGCATACAGAATCCGTATGTTCTTCTGTCTGATAACCTGAACACGAAGACAGAGTAATCTGTACGTTCCTTCTGCATGATATGGTCGTAGATACCCTTGGAGAGTGTGACAGAGTTCGCTCTTCCGTCCAGTATCACAAAATTGTTGCGATGCCTGAAACCTTTGACTTTATCTATTATATATTTGAATTTCATTGCACAAATATAATAAGTAAATTGATGATATATATATTATCTATTAACTTTATCTCCGATACTACTTATTTGCAAGTTCCTTCGCTTCTTCAAGTGATACTGGCTTTCCGCTAAGAGGAATACGAAAGTCGAACTTAGAACGGAAAGAGTAGTAGCATACGAAATCGAAACTCTGTTTCATTTTCTCATCGGTGGTGATGTACTTCTTGTAAGCTTTCACTTCCTTCTCAGAGCGATAGATGGTAGAGTTGACGAAGTAAGAGCTGGTTCCCTTGTTTGCGATAACTGCAATAAAGAACTGCTTGCCAAGGAATTTCTCCTTGATGCGTTGGATAATTGAGATTTTCTTTGTATTCATATTGTTAATCTGATTAATTATTATGATGAGTGCAGATAGGCTGCACTATACTATTCCGCAAGATACGATACAATCTTCTTTGTTGATACCTCGATAGTATTCACATCGCTGGCAAGCAAGACTACCTACCATCAGGATTTCGTGAGTGTATCTGCCTTGTATGGCGAAAGGGCATGGAGTGGTGTACTCGAAGTGCCCTCCGACAAATTCGTTGACGTTATATTTTGGATATTTCATAGTCTAATTTTATACGTTCACCGATTAAAAATAAATGTTCGTAGTTTTCTCTATAAATAGGAAAAACATTTGTTTGTGTCTTTCCACATGATTTTGGCTCAGGGCAGAATCCTCTATAGATACATTGTGGGACACAAGCAGCAGCAAGACGTGGTTCGATTTTCCTCAACTCTTCAATCACTTGCATCCATATCTTTCTTGTCTCGTAGGAAGCCTTATTGCATAGTCTCAGTTTAGATATATTGATAATCTCCTGAGCGTTGAGAGATAGCTGCAAGTTGACCAAATCATCCTGACGCATATCGTGGCGAGATACCTTGGAGCCAGTAATATCTGGTCGTGATGTGGAAACGAATGGCTGAGCATGGACGTGGCGAACAAAGTGATTGCTCACCCAGTATGGTATGCCATACATTTTAATATCAAACTCCAATTCTCTGAGTGGTGAATGCTCGCTGAGAATCATCTGCTTCTTGAACTCATCGCTTGGCTCACGTCCTAACGATTTCTTGCCTTGTGTGAACCGAGCGGCATCTACAACACGCTGCCAGTCGGTTACTCTTGTAATTTCTATTTTCATTATTCTATTTTGCAAATTATCTTATTAACATTACATACTTGTCTGTTACCTTTGTCGGACAAGAATATGGTAATTGTTCCATGGCTCTTGCTTTTCGACCAGCCTTTCTTGCATTCTATTGGTATTTTTCTATATCCATTAGCAACAATCATACAGGTGTCCTGATAATCATTGCTAATTACGATATGTTTATGTTCAGCTTCTGTCTTGCCAGCGCAACCAGCAAGTAATATCGCATACGCTAATAATAGTTTTTTCATACGCTACTTATTATTAAATTTATTTCCAAACACATACAACTTCCTGTCATAATGCTTGTGTGGATTGTCTTTTATAAATGACCATCACAAACAAAGAAATGAGTATTATTTGGTAGGTTTTCAAAGTACGTTTTAATATCGTTTTCTGTCTCAAATTCCCATTCTAAGTTGTGTTCTGGAGTCTCATCTCTAATATCATAGCATTCATAATACTGCCTCTTTCGCGCTATTTTGTCATATAATTTCATATCATCCTTAGTAAATTCACATTTCTCTTCCTTAGGATATAAAGATTCAGGATGATGTGGGAGGTTTCCTACAAGTTCATTTTTCGTATATACTGTAAGGCTATCATACGAAAATGCTATTTCGGAAGGTGACTCATATAAACAATCTGGACAGTTCTCAAAAATGTGGAACAAATTCGAGATTGTTCCAACAAATAAAACTCGACAATGTGACATACACTACTTGAACTTAATGATGAAGAACTCTGTATCAAGCCACTTATCAGGGCATAAGCCTTTCTTAGGTTTGCCGATGGTGATACTCTCTATCTCCTTCTCAATTCGTGGACTATCCTTGCGGTATCCGTTGATAAAGAGGACATGAGTGTATGTTTTGTATTCCAGCTTGCCTATCACGAGACAATAACCGCCAAACTCATCGAAAAGTACCTCACCGCTTTCGGCTTGTTGGTTCACCAGTCGGGAAGCCCAATATGGCTTAATAACTCGATATTCCTCTGTCTTTTCGCCTGCCACAATCATATCGAACCATTGCTTGCTGACGTTGAGGGTCAATGTTTTCTTCTTCATCTTTACACCTCCTCCCAGTCTGTTGCAAGTATATCCTCAGAATCTTTGAAAACACAAGGAAAGAAGTTCCCATCGCATACAGCTATAATAGTCTTAGAGACAATATGGATATAAGCTCCACATTCTTCCCAAATTACCCTTCTCACTTTCTTTCCCTCCTTCATTCTTCTCAGAGCCTCCGAGAAGTCAAAAATTTCCTTCTTCATACGCTATAATTGCTCTAATTTATTGAATATCTTGGCAAAGCGGTGCATGTAATCAAAGTTAACGCTTTCACCATGCTCACGCAACATTCTGTAATATAGCCAACGTAGATGCTCCGCATCCTTGTGGAACTCTTCAATATCTTGTTCATCTAATACTACTTGTTTCTTCATACACTACTTCTTTTTCCAATATTTACCAAATAAATAACCGATAACTCCACCCATAAAAGCTATAAATAGAACAACTATGGTAAGTATAACATAAAATCCAAACATAAGCTATTCTTCTTTAAGTTCTGCCACATCATCGCCAAGAATATCCTTGATTTTCTTTTCGATGAACTCATCAGAAGAGAGTTCTTTTATAAGGGCATCAATATCTGGTAATTCTTCATCAATCATATCCTCTTGCTTTATAGAGGAGGCATAGTCCTTTAGTGCTTTCACCCAAGGGCTATTAGCCATATCTGCCAATGAATCCTTTTTGCTTTCATAGGCTTTCTTCAACTCTCCATTGTCACGGAAATATCTTAGCACTTCCGTCAATGCAACAATAAAATTCTTGTCCATCATCGGGTTATTCCTTGCATCTTCCAATTTAATCATCAGGAAGAGTAAAGATGAATATAAATCTGTTTTGTTCATAATTAATCCTTTCTTCTACGATTCTTGATATGTAATGCTAAAGCGCAAAACGATAACAATAGCACTAATAATTGTCCTGCTTCCATATTACTTTTCCTCCACTTTTATACCAAATGGAGTGCCATCGGCAAATTTTATTTTAAACAAATCAGTAGCAGTGACAAATCCCATCACACCATTATTTCTATCACCAATAACAAGCCCTTCATTATCTATAGATATGATTAAGCTGTTAACCTCACCATTTTGGGATATTAGCCACCCAAACGGCTGATGTTTTTGCATTTCCTGCCAGCACTCTTCTGCATTTGCAAAAGGGCGGTACTTTGGCTCTGGCTTGATGCGATAGTCTTTAGGATTCATGCCGTTACAGATTTCTAATACTCTATAATATTTGCCATTTACAAGGCTTTCTATTTCTTTTCCCTCCGCATAAGCCTGAAAAACTGGCAACATTTCTTTAACTTCTTTTCTTGTCATATCAATCCTCCAACTCTTTAAGTGCTCCTTCCAAGTAACCAACAATCATTTTTTCTTCAAATTTTGAATAATAGTTACCATTCATATAACGAATAGTCTTTTCAATAGCTGATTTTATTTTTTCTTTGTTCATTTCTTATCCTCCTTTGCCTTTAAGTATCTTCGCTTGAAACTTTTGAACTGTCTGTTTATAGCATAAGCCTCTTCATCAAAGCCTTCATCTAAAGTACCAGACATAGCCATAAGGGATTCTGTTGCTTGAAAGAAAGCTTCAAAGTCCTTTTCTGTTACATTCATTTTTGCCATATTCTCTTCTTTTTACCCTCTCCCTGTTGCCAAGGAGATGGTGGTTAGTTACTTAGATGGCTCAGTATATGATACTGGCTCCCATACATCGTAAGCAGTCAGCAAAACTGGAGCAATAACAGATGGGGCGAAGATGATAGATGCTGCAACATCTGGAGCATTCAACTCGTAGTTAACACCTTCTACTTTGTTTTCCTTACTAGCCCAGCCATAAGGCTTTGCTGTAATCGTAGAGCCATCTTTCTTTTTAAAAGTCTTCTCGCTAGAGCAAGAAGCGAACAAACTTGCAACGACTAAGGCTGCCAAAATAATCTTTTTCATATTACTTATATTTATGTTAGTTACTCAATTACTTCGATAAACTCTCCTTTTTGAAGTCGATACCAAGTATCTGCCTTGATATTTTCTCCGTCAACGTATTCGGTCTTAACGCATACTGGAACATTATGTTTTTTCTCATCGCTCCATTCCCACTCTGCCAGCGTTATCCATGAGCCAACCTTTGCTTTTGCTACGGAACTATTGCCAGCACACATAATAACAGAATCTTCTCCAGTGCTATCAATCTTAGCAGAGTAGCCTGATGAGCCAATCTTAGCAGAGTCGCCTGATGAGCCAATCTTAGCAGAGTCGCCTGATGAGCCAATCTTAGCATAGTCGCCTGATGAGCCAAT